GGGTGGTTGGGGGGTCTGGGGGGAAGGAGGGAGAGGGAGGGAGGCTCCTTCGTCCTGACTGTCAGAAATGACGTCAGTTCTGACGTTTTCTGACGCTTTCTGACGCTTGCGCTCTTCGTAGCGCGCCTGGCGCTCTGCACCCTTCGTGCGCTGGCGAGCAGCATCGCCACCCTCGGCTTGGGCTTCGGCGACACGAAGGATCTGCTCGGCGGTTAGGCCGAGGTCGACGAGTTCACGCAGGGCTGAAAGGCTCAGGCTCATGACCGCTCCGTGTTGGTGATGAGGTCGATTTCGGCCCGATAGTCCTGGGGCTCGCTGCCCTCGGACCCGTGGCGGTTCTTGGCGATGATCACGTCCATGCGCGTGCGCAGGCCGGCGACCTCCATTTCCCATTCAAGATGGGCGTCGGTGTGCGCCTTCGGCTCGGCCTTCTGCAGGTAGTAGACCTCGCGGAAGGGGAAGAGGACGGCGTCGGCGTCCTGCTCGATGGAGCCGGATTCACGAAGGTCGGACAGCATCGGCCGCTTGTCGTCCCGGCTCTCGACGGAGCGGTTCAACTGGCTGAGCAGGATGATCGCGATCTTGGCTTCACGCGCCAGCGTCTTCAGGGCACCAGTCATTTCAGCGATGGCGCTGGCCTCGTTGCGGCCGGCGAGGGCGGGGCGGCGCATCAGTTGCAGATAGTCGATGCCGATGGCCGCCAGGTCGCCGCGGCGTTTCATGGCCCAGACAGCGCGGCTGACGTCCTCGACGGACACGCCGGCGCGGTCGCGGAGCCAGAGGTTTTTGGGAATGGATTGTTTCGCGCGGTGAAGGGCTTGAAGGTCGAAGCTCGTCAACGGCTGGACTTTGGCGATGTCGGAGAAGCTGACGGGCTGATCTTCCTCGACCGTCAGACGCGACAGGGCGCGGTCGTTCAGCTGGTCGGTGTCCATTTCCAGCGAGAAGCCGGCGAATAGCTTGCCAGGGTTCCGCAGGGCGGCGCCGTAGAGGACGTTGCCCAGCAGCGCCGTCTTGCCCATGCCTGGCCGACCGGCCATGACGATGACCGAACCGGGCAAAAGGCCGCCCAGGCGCTTGTCGATCGACGACAGGCCGGTCTGAACGCCCTTGGGCTTGCCGGTGGCCACTTCCAGCTCCAGCCGATCCATACGGGCCTGGGCGGCGTCCCACGCGTTCACGAACAGGGCGTCTTCGGGGGCGGCGCCGCGTTCAGCCTCTTCAAGCTCAGCACGCGCCTTTGCGACGGCCGAATAGCCGCTGTGCTCGGGGTCGCGGGCCGAGACCAACGTCTCCGTCGCCATCTTGATCAGGCGGCGCCGCACGGCTGTGTCGGCGATCTGATCGGCATAGGCGCGGATAGTGTTGGCGGGCGGCGCGGCGTCCCAGAGGCGACGCAGATACGGCAGGCCGCCGAAGTGTTCGAACGCAGGATCCGGCGCCAGGTCGTTCTGGATCGTGGTGGGCTCAGCCAGCTTGCCGGCGGTGATCAGCCGACCGACCAGGGCGTAGATGCGCTGATGGTAGGGCTCGGAGAAATCTTCAGGCGTGACAAGGTCGTGGACCTGTCTGTGCGCCTCGTTGCTGAAGAGCAGGATGCCTAGCAAGGCCTGTTCAGCTTCTAGGTTCAGAGGAAGGTACGAACCCTCGTCCTGGTCGCGCGGGTCCATCATGCCGCCTTCTCCGTGTCGAAGAGCGGGCCGCACTTGATGGCCTCGACGCGCTGTATGGCGGCATCGGCAAAGCGGTTCAGCTGCTCGGCAGCAGCTGGGTTCTGTTTGGCCCGGGCCTTGGCCTCGCGCCGGACCATGCGGGCGTAGTGCAGCTCAAGATCGACGATGTCGCGCCTATTCATGGCTGCCCTCATCGTTGGCGGCCTTGGTCAGGCTGGCGAACGCCTGCTCAGCGGCGGCGCGCCGGATCGGCCCGGTGTAGATCGAGACATGGGCGAAGCGACCGAAAGTGGAGGCGGCGCCCTCGGCATCCAGACGCGCGCACAGGGCGTCCTTCACGGCCGAGAGCACGCCCTCGCAATGCAGCACCAGGTCAGCATCGCTGATGCCCGCAATGGTGACGGCGGTGGCCATGCGCGCATCAGCTCTGACCTTGGCGTCACGCGCCTTCTGAGCGGCGGTGCGGCGGTCCTTGTCGATCTGGGTCAGGACGCGGTCGGAGAAGTCGCGGCGTTGGGGGCGAGACATCAGGCGGCCCACCGACGGTTCGCACGCTCAAGGTTCTCCTTGGGCTTCGGCTGGGTGATGTCGCGGGCGAAGGCGCGCTGGGCGTGGTCGAGGCAGTAGGAACACTTCTCGATGCCCTGATAGATCGGGGCGCCACACGCCAGTTGGTCAGCAGCGCGAGCCGGTGTCCCAACGGGCCAGGCGCATTGACCGAAGCTGCGACCGACCATGGGGACCGAATTGTCGTTCGCCGCGTCGATCGTCCGCTTGATGATCAGGAGGCCGGCGGCGGCCTTCTCGGCACGCTGCTCGGCGGTGCTGTCGGACTTGGACTTGGACAGGTCGAAGGGCTGCGAGACGGTGGCCTTCGGCGGCTTGGGAGGCTTCGGCGGACGAGGGGCCCGAACGGGCTTCACCACGGATGCTGGACGTCCTCTGCCAAGTGGAGAGGGGCGACCGGGCAGCTTTAGACGATGTGCTTTGCCGATGATCGCCGAACGGGTCCGATGCGGAAGGCGTTTGGCGATCTCGCCTGCGCTAAGACCAAGTCCCCACAAGGTTCGGAGGGTTGCTTCGTCAGCTTCGGGCCAATCCGGTGCGGTGTAGGAACTCATTGTGCGGCCCTCCCGGCCGTGAAGTTGAGGGGATCCCAGCGGCCGGCGTCACGCGGAAAGCGGGTCTTCACGGCATGGAGCCAGAGACCGAAGGCGTCGGCTTCGTCGGGTACGGCAGGATTGAAGCCGTAGGTGCGGGCGGCGCGGACCATGTCGTCCTTGTCGGCGCGGCCGGAGCCGGTCAGGGCCTTCTTGACGGTGACCGGGTAGACCTCGCAGCACTCGATGGCGGCGCGGACGGCGACCATTTCAGTGATGCCGGCGAGGGCGTGGAGCTTGCGCGTCACATGCGGCGTCGCGCTGGACGCCAGGATGGGCGCTTCGAACAAGAGAAGGCTCGGCCCGACCTCGCGGACCTTCGACGTCAGCCAGTCCTCAAAGGCGATGAGGAAGGAACCGACGTCCTCGCCAGTCTTCGGCAGGCGGATATGACCGATCGCCGGCAGTTCGCCGGTGTCAGGCTGTCCGAAGCAGAAGCCGGTGCAGGTTGCGAGGTCGAGCGCGAGATACATCAGGCGGCGCCTTGAACTGCGGCTGCAGCCAAGTCGTCGTTGGCGGCCGACTTCTCGAATTTCTCAGCCAGTCGGGTCTGGGCCCGGCGCCAGCCTTGCGAGAAGTCTGGAACGTGGGCGGGCAGCACCCATTCAGGCGGGATTTCGTCTTCGCCGCGGAGGCCCATGGCATAGCCCTGAGCTTCGGCATCGACGGAATCACGGGCGGCGTCGCCCAGATTGAACAGGTCCGGCTGCGTGCCGGCCGGAAGGCCCGCCCATGTCCGCAGCTTGGCGCGGCGCTCTTCCTCGGCCGTCAGGTCGCGTCGGCTGGCCTTGCCGTCGTCCAAGATGGCCTGCAGTTCCTTGCGCGAGAAGCCGTCGGCCTTCGCGGTGCGGAACAGATCGGTCAGGGCTTGAGCCTCGACGTCCAGCGCAGCCTTGGCGACCGCCTTCTTCGCCTCCTGCACACGCAGCTTGTTGATGTGCGACAGGAAAACAGCTTCCTCATCGCGGTTGGGGATCGACTTGGGTTCGCCGCCGTCAGGGCTGGCGCTCAGCTTCTTGGCCATCTGGCCCTCCATCAAGACCGCTCAACGGGGCGGTCGGTCCCGTTGGTCAGCGCTCTCGCGGGTGCGAGGCGAAGGTGTTGAGGGCGAGCTCGGCCCGAAGTTGCGCGGTGCGGGCGCGTAAGACTGCGACCTCGGCCGCCGCCTGGGCGCGGGTGTCGCCACGGACCTTGGCGGCGCGATATGCGTCTTTGGCGTCGGAGAGGGCTTTCGAGGCGGCGAGAGCGCGGCGCTCGCGGAATGGGCGCGTCACAGCCTGGAAGGCGACGTGGGCGAGATACAGGGCGTCGCCGAACATCAGGCAGCCCTCCGATCATCGCTGGCGTTCTCAGCGGCCCGGCGCACGGCGCGGACCCGCTCCAGCGCTTCTTCGGCATCCCGTTCGGCGCGGGCGATAGCGTCCAGATCGTTGGGAGACAGCCGGTCGTCAGCCAAGGCTTCACGAACGGCGGTGACGACGTCCATGCTTTCCTGAGCGAGGTCGAAGGCCAGTTCCTTGAGGCAGCCTGTGACCTTCGTCGGGAACATCCGGCGTTCAGCGATAGCGCCTGAATAGACCGGGCCCTGTCCCGCGTATTCCTCCAGCGCGTCCATGACGTCGGCGGGCATGGTCGAGGGGTCTTCGGGATTCTGATAGCCAGACAGGGCCGACTTGCGGACCCGGCAGGCCCCGGCCGCCTCTTCCAGACCGCCGCAATGGTCGATCAGATCGCGGGCGAGCCTGGCGTGTTCACGATGGCTGAGCTTGTTCATGTGCTGCGGATGTTCCGGGCGGGTTTCCAGATGACCGAAGGGGCCGGTCAGGCGACGGAAGGACTTGGCTGTTCGGGAGAAGGCGATTGGGCTTCAGAGTTCGCGGCGTGAGGATGTGGCTGGGCGACACCGATGCTCGCGAGGACGCGGACTGTTGGCCCCTGCGTGAGATCGTAAGCCTGTGCGGCCTGACGCTGGGCGGCGATCAGCCCTTTGAGGACCGGCAAGAACGAGGGCGCAGCGGCGACGGCAGTCGTCAGACACCGAGACGCCTCAAGCTGGCGGCCTTCGGCGGCGTGGTCACGGAAGAGTACGAGCAGGTCCAGCAGGTCGTGGACCGTGCAGAGCGTTTCGACCAGAAGCAGAGAAGAGGTCGGTGAGGGGGACACGTCAGGCCGCCTTCTCGGTGGCGGTGTCGTCGTTGGCGGCCTGCGCCATAAACTGCTGGACTAGGGCGACATCCGGATTCAGCGAAGCGGCCGGTATGCGTCCACCAGACAGCCTGTCGATCTCGATGGCTACGCGTAGGCTGGCGGCGCCAGTTCGCTCTAAGGTGCTGACGTGACCCTTGCTTTTCAGCCCCACGCGCGCGGCGAAGGCTTCCTGCGAGAGGCCAAGTTCTTTGCGAAGGGCGGTGATTTCCATGCCCAAGAGTTCGCACAATCCGAACATTCACGCAAGGGCGATGTTCGGACTACGGCTGACGACAGATTTTGCCATGGATCGCACAATGCGAACATGGCGACAAAGATGAGATCTCCGGAGCACTACGACGACCTGAAGGCCGTGTCCGGCTGGTACTTGGCGGCGTGGCGGGATTTCCGCGGCCTTTCCCAGCAGACCATGGCAGACGCGATGGAGACCTCGAAAGGTCAGGTCAGCGACCTTGAGAATGGTGCTGTCAACAAGAAGGGCATCCCGACCCGTTACAATCGGGATTGGCTCGAGAAGGCATGCGCGGCGCTCGATGTGGCGGCCGGCGATCTTTTGGACACGAACCCCGCGCGCGAGGAGCCGAGGTTCGCAGCGCTTCGCCGCGCGTTCCCTGGGCTGTCCGATCAGGACGCTGAAACAGTCAGTCGCCTTGCCGACGACCTCCTCAAGCGGAGCGCATGATGATCGCCGCAGCATTGTTCATGGGGCTGGCGTTATCCGGTGCTGAGGCGAACACTGAACGGCAGTTCGACCTCGCCTGCACCGAGACGCTTGCTAAAGGGCGCGCGTCCACGCCGCAGTATCGTTTCCGCATTGATCTCGACCAAAACCGCTGGTGCGAGGGCGACTGTTCGGCTCCGCGCGACATCGCGGCGGTGACGGCCGATCGATATACGCTGGTCGATACTGAGTTCCGGGGGCGAGGCCTTCGAACAACCAGTCTAAACTTTATAGACAGGATGACAGGCGAGCATTCGGAAATGACCATTTCTCGAGGCGGGCTGTCACAGATTACCGAGCGCGAGGGCCGATGCGAGCGGGAGCCGTTTTCGGGAATGCCGCAGCCACGTCTGTGACCTGACTGTTCCGCGCTTAGGGGCAGACTGTGCCGCAGAAAAATCTTGTCATTTACTGCGACGAGTCAGCGTCGAAGGGGCGATACTATTCGCACTTCTACGGGGGCGCGATGGTGCCGGAGTCCCATCGGCGCTTGGTCGAGGCGCGTCTAAATGCCGTAAAGCAGAATCAAGGGTTGGGCGCGGAACTGAAGTGGACGAAGATCTCCGAGGCATGGGCCGATAGGTACATCGCATTTATCGACGAAGCCTTCGACTGCATGGAGGAGGGGATCCTTCGCATGCGGATCATGTTCACGCAGAATTCGAATAGACCAACTGGCCTCTCCGATTATCAACTCGAGAACCAGTATTTCTTACTTTACTACCAGCTTATCAAGCATGCTTTCGGCCTGGCGCACAGTCATCAGCCGGACACCACGCGGCGGGTGACGATACTGTTGGACGAGATGCCAAGTCACCCCGACAACGTCTCTAGCTTCAAAACCTACCTTGCGTCACTTTCGGACTTTCCTAACTTCCGCGCGGCCGGCGTATCGATTCCGCGCGATGGAATTGCGGCCGTTAGCTCGCATCAACACGTCATCTTACAGGCCTTAGACGTTGTGATGGGGGCTATGCAGTTCCGTTTGAACGACATGCACCTTGATAAGCCGCCCGGAAAATTTCGTCGGGGTAAGCGAACAAAGGCAAAGGAGCGTGTCTACAGGCATATCCATGCTCGGCTCTGCCGCCTGCGGCCCAGGTTCAACATCGGTGTATCCACGGGCGTTGATGACCGGGTCGAAAACCGTTGGCACCACCCCTACCGCCATTGGCTGTTCGTCCCCGCCGAATACGAGGCGGTCAAAGGGGTCGGTAAATCGAGGAATAGGTGAGGCCCGCGACCGCCTACGTGAATGCCCCTAATATGAACTAGAGGGTTCGGCGGCCGCAGGGCTCATTTGTAGACTATCGCGATTCTGTGGGATGTCCATGTTTTCCCACTTGACAGAGCTAGATTCGGGCAGCGCGCCGTATCTGATTTGTTCTGGTTTTTCGCGCTCGTGTCCGCTTCTGCATGGCGCTGACAAATCCTACGCCGCATCATCTAACCAAGGATCTCGCCCGTCAGCGTCGATCATGAACATTGAGGCTGGCACATCGCCGGCAATGACAAGCGGATCCGGTTCATCCCAAACACCCACATCGGGATCTCCCCACTGCTGATAGGCGACGACGCCCGGTGCCAGTCGAGCCAAGATGCGCGCTCCTTCTTCAGCATCGACTGCGCACGTGAAGGCGTGCCGAACCTCTCGGCCGGGCCATATCTCGATCGCGAAGTAGTGCAAGCTGCGCACAGGCGGCGTCCTCCTCAACCTCGACTCATCCCATTGCGTGACCCGGAGTCAACGCGCCTCAGATCGGCCTACGTCCGTTCCTGACGTTAACGGTTCGGACAAAGCGAACTTTCTTCTTGCAATAAGGTTCGGACAATGCGAACGTCACTCCATCGAAACGGAGTGACCCATGTCTATCCATCCCGCCAACATCGACCGATCCGCCGCGCTTGAAACCGCGCGCTCGCTGATCGGTCACGCCTACGTCTCGTCGCCGGTCCAGGCTGACTGTTTCAACGGCTGGACCTTCATCGCCCAATGCTTCGGCGGCCGGGCTCCGTCGTTCGTGCCGGGCTGGGGCCCGCGCGATCGCTGGATGGCCATGGGCCAGTTCTTCAACCGCGGCATGAAGCTGACGACCCTCGCTGCGGTTCAGCCCGGCGACGTGCTGGTCTTCGACATGGGCCGTGACGGTCATCACGCCGGCGTCGTGTCCGAGACGGGCGGCGCCGAACTCAAGATGACCTCCTGCCAGTTCGGCAAGGCGGCGTCGCAATGCTGGTTGGGTCGGTTCTGGACCGATCGTCTGGTCGGCGTCTTCACCTATGCGGACGCTGCGGCTCCGGCTTCGAACGACAACGCCCAGGTCGAGGAAGCGGCCTGATGCGCCATATCTCCGAAACCATCCGCCCCATCATCGCCAACGCCGCTGCGCTGGTTGATCCCGGTCTGGTCCCGCCGACGCGGCTCAAGACCTTCATCGTCGAGGGCAATCGCATCCTCCAACGCTCGACCCGCCGCTGGCTGACGGTCGAGCAGGCGAGGGCGATGATCCCGGTCGCCGCCGATCTGGCGATCACGTCGGAGGCGCCATTCGACGGCGTCCACGAGGTCCAACTCCTCGATCTGGTCCGCGCCATCCGCGAGGCCGAGGGCAACGACGCGCCGCCGCCGGCCGTCATGCAGAAGGCGGCCTGACCATGGAAGCCATTGTCTGCCCTGGCGCCCAGCGTCTCTATGCCGTGGCCCTCATCGGCCCCGACGGCGAGTTCACCCGGATATCCGAGCATGACTGCCCGGCATCGGCCATTGCCGCCCGCAACGCCGCCAATCGCGCAGCAGAGGACGCGGTGAAGGCCCTGCGTCTGGTGCTGGCATGATCCGCCACCCAATCACGGGCGCCCTGTCCAACCCTGAATGGGATGGCGTCAGGGACCGCTGGAACGAGCGGCATTGCAACGCCGTCCTCGCCGCCAGCCGGGCCGCGCCGAAGTCCCGCCGCTACCCCGTCAATCTGATCCGCGCCGTGTTCGTCCTCGGCATCGGCCTTCTCGTCCTCGGGGCGCTCTGGTCGCTGTGAATGGCCTGACGGTGCTGATCCTAGCCATCGGCCTGCTGGCCATCCTGCACACCCCGCTTCGGAGGAAGCCTTGAGCCTTTCCAACCCTCTACCACTGCCACCTTCCGGCAAGGTTTCAGTCCCGGGCGTCTATGCGCTGTCGATGGCCGAGTATCACGGCGACCTGTGCGTCGGCCCGTCGATCTCGTCATCTGGCCTGCGCACGATCTGGAGCCAGTCGCCGGCGCACTATTTCCACGCCAGCCCCTACAATCCGGCGGGCTTCGTCCTGCAGGTCGTGGACGGCGTCGAGGTCATGGTCCCCAAGGATCAGCCCGAGCGCCCGCACTTCTCCATCGGTAAGGCCGCGCACCATCTGCTCTACCTCGGCCGTAAAGGCTTCGACGCCGAGTTCGTCATCCGTCCTTCGAAGTGGAAGGACTGGCGCACCGACGCGGCGAAGGAGTGGAAGGCCGAACAGATAAAGGCCGGCCTGACGATCATCACCGACGCCGAGCTGGAAGCGATCACCGGCATGGCCCGTTCGCTCGGTGCCCATCCGCTGGTCAAGTCCGGCATCCTCGACGGTGCCGTGGAGCGGTCCATGATCTTCAAGGACGCAAAGACCGGCGCCTGGCTCAAGAGCCGGCCCGACAACATCCCGTCGTCGTCCGGCCTGTTCGCTGATCTTAAAACCGCCGACAGCGTGTCAGACGACAGCCTGGAGCGGTCGCTGGCCAACTATGGCTATCACATGCAGGCCGCTCTGGTCGGCATGGCCTCTGAAGCTGTCCTCGGCCGGCCCATGGAAGAGTTCGCCCTGGTCTGGGTCGAGAAGGCCCCGCCGCATTGTGTCCGCGTGACCGTGCTGACCGGCGCCGATCTGGAGCGCGGCCGGATGCAACTGCGTCGATCCATCGATCAGTTCGCCGAATGCGTGGCGACCGGCGAATGGCCGGGTCCAGGCGGGACACGCCGCGACGCCGAATATCTGACCCTGCCGCCGTGGGCCGCCAAGCGGATCGACGAGCGCCTGGAAGTCGCCGCCGCCGAGGCTAGCGACAACGACAACACCCCGAACAAGGAAGCTGCCTGATGAACGAAGTCGCCACGCGCCAAGCCCCGCCGCGCCCGCCGATGCAGGCTGGTGGTCAGGTCGCCGCCCTCGTGCCGCAAACCCTCGAAGAGGCGTTCCGGGTATCGCAGGCAATCGCTTCTTCCGGCCTGGCCCCTCGGGGCATGGACAAGCCCGAGACGATCATGGTCGCTATCATGGCCGGCGCCGAGCTTGGGCTTGCCCCGTTCCAGGCCCTGCAATCGTTCGCCGTGGTCAATGGCCGTCCGACGCTTTGGGGTGATGGCCTCATGGCAGTGGCCCGCTCGCAGGGCATCAAGGCGCGTGAATGGATCGAGGGGGAGGGCGATCAGACCGTCGCACACTGCGAGGTCACGCGGCCCGATACTGGCGAGATTATCCAGCGGGCTTTCTCGGTCAGCGATGCCAAGAAGGCCGCGCTCTGGGGCAAGGCCGGGCCTTGGCAGTCCTATCCGAAACGCATGCTCCAGATGCGCGCCCGCGCCTGGGCTCTGCGCGACGGTTGTGCAGATATGCTGCGCGGCTTCCAGGTCCGCGAAGAGGTCGAAGACTATCAGCCGACCATCACCGCGCGCCGGGTGCCGACCGAAGGGCCGAACCTGACCGCGCGCCTCGCCGCGCCGAGCGACGGCCCGCGCGAAGGCTTCAACGCTGTTCACGGCTCGCCCCTGGGCGACGACAACATTCCAGATTTCGAGGCGGACCCCTCCGACGCCTCGGAACCGCCCGCGTCCAACGGTGCCTCCGACAAGAGCGACGCGGGCGAACCCTTCCCCGGTGATCTCCCCGTCACTGGAGAAGGCCAGACAGCCGGGCCCGCTGAGGCCAACGCCGTTGAAGGAACGGGCTCGGCTGTCGATGTCTTGTCGCGCGTGCCCGGGGTTATCGCGGACTTCGAGTTCAAGTCGCTGGCTGAACTGAAGATGGTTCAGAGCGACCGCAAGTTCGCGGCCTTCGTCGCGGCGGTGCGCGTCCAGTCGCCGGACCAGGCAGACAGGGTGGTGACGGCGCTGCGCGAAGCCATCGAGGACTTCGGCTGATGCGCCCCGATGTCTCGCTGATCCCGGGACCGGATCGCTCGACCGAGAAACGCGTCCCGCTGACGCCGAAGCAGCGTGCTCAGCTGGCCCTGGACCAAAACGGCCGGTGCGGCTGCGGTTGCGGCGAACGCCTCGACCACGCCCGCGAAGGCACGATCGACGAGCATATCGTCGCCCTGGCCCTAGGCGGATCCAACGACCTGTCCAACCGGGCGATCTGGCGCAAGCCGTGCTCGGCGGTGAAGACCGCCAAGGACATGGCTTTCATCGCTCGGGCCAAGCGCCGGGCCGGCGAGACCTGCCAGGGCGAACTCGCGCGGAAACTGCAGGGTAGGGGCTTCGGCTCCGTCTCCCGCGGCTTCGACGGCAAGATAAGGCTGACGAAGAAGGCTGCTCGGACCCAGGCTGCGAACGATGGCGCCGCCTCTTCCTCCAACAGGGAGGGCTAGAGGATGGGCGCCACCTACCAAGAACTGATCGCAGCGAAGCGGATTGCCTTCGTGCCGCGCGGTCTGGCGAACGTGCCGACCCTCAGCACGGCTATGAACCCGCACCAGGCGCACGTCGTGGACTTCGCGCTGCGGGCTGGGTGCTCTGCGATGTTCTTGGACACGGGCCTCGGCAAGACGCTGTGCGCGTTGGAATGGGGCAGGGTGGTGGTTGAGTTCTCCAACCGGCCCGTCCTGATGCTGGCGCCGCTGGCGGTCGCTGCCCAGCACGAGCGCGAGGCCATCAAGTTCGGCATCGACGCAAAGGCGATCCGGGAGCCGTCAGAGATTACCGGCCCGCGCGTCTACATCACCAACTACGAGCGGCTCGCCAAGTTCGATCTGTCCTTTTTCGCCGGCGTCGTGCTGGACGAAAGCTCCATTCTCAAGAGCTTCAACGGCAAAACGACCCGCGAGCTGATCGACGGCTTCGCCAAGACGCCGTTCCGTTTGGCCTGCACCGCAACGCCGGCGCCGAACGATCATGCTGAACTGGGGCAGCACAGCGAGTTCTTGGGCGCTATGTCGCAAAGCCAGATGCTGACCCGCTGGTTTCTGCACGACAGCGCCGACACCGGCAACTGGCGCATGAAGGGCCATGCCGTCGAGGACTTCTGGAACTGGGTCGCCTCGTGGGCGCGCTGTGTCTCACGGCCGTCGGATCTAGGCTTTTCAGACGAAGGCTTCGTCCTGCCGGAACTGCACCTGCATCGCCATCTGGTCGCAGCAGATCGCTCTGTCGATACCGGTGCCGAGAAGGATGGCCAGGCCCGCCTGTTCCGCATGCCGGACACGTCCGCGACCGCGATCCATCGCGAGAAGCGGATGACGATCGAGGCCCGAGCGGACCTGATCGCCGAGAAGGTCGCGGCCGAGACGAACGAGCCGTGGGTGGTCTGGTGCGACACCGACTATGAGGCCGACGCCCTGACGTCGCGCATGCCGCATGCCGTCGAGGTTCGCGGGTCCATGACGCCGGACCAGAAAGAAGAGCGGCTGACGGCGTTTTCTGACGGCTCCGAACGCGTCATCATCACCAAGCCTTCGGTCGCGGGCTTCGGCCTAAACTGGCAGCACTGCGCCCGCATGGCGTTTGTCGGTCTGAGCTTCTCCTACGAGAGCTTTTACCAGGCCGTCCGCCGCTGCCATCGCTTCGGTCAGACGCGATCCGTCAACGTCCACGTCGCCTGCGCCGATACCGAAGAGGCGATCTGGAACGTCGTGAGCCGCAAGGCCGGCGACCACGAGGGCATGAAGCGGGAAATGACCGCCGCCATGCGCCGCGCAGCCCTAATCGTCCACGAACAGGCGCCATACGCGCCGACCGTGCCCCTGAACCTCCCATCATGGATCGCCGCATGACCGACGTCCTCGACACTGCCCAGGGTGAACGCTTCTACGCCGTCAATGCGGACTGCGTGGAGTTCGCCGCCAGCCTGCCAGACGCCTCGATCGGCTTCTCGGTCTACAGCCCGCCGTTCGCCAACCTGTTCGTCTATTCAGACAGCGAGCGGGACATGGGCAACGTCGCCGACGAGGCCGAGTTTGCGGCGCTCTACGCGCACTTGGTGCGCGAGAAGTTACGCATTACGAAACCGGGCCGCCTGACCGCCGTCCACTGCTCCGATCTGCCGCGCACCAAAGGCAAACACGGAACTGTCGGCCTCTATGACTTCCCGTCGGACATTCGCGCCGTCCACGAAGAGGCGGGCTGGACCTACCACAGCCGGATCACGGTCTGGAAAGATCCGGTCGTGGAAATGCAGCGGACCAAGGCTCTGGGCTTGCTCTACAAGCAGATCCAGACCGACAGCACCCGCAACCGCCAGGGCATGCCGGACTATGTGCTGGTGTTCCGCAAAACGCCGGACGACGAGAGCCATGCCGATAAGGTCGGACAGGACCGCGACCTGTTCCCCGTCTCGATGTGGCAGCAGTGGGCGTCGCCGGTCTGGATGGACATAGACCAGACCAACGTCCTGAACGTGAAGGTCGCCCGCGAGGACAAGGACGAGCGTCACCTTTGCCCGCTGCAGCTTGACCTGATCGAGCGATGCATCCGGCTCTGGACCAACCCAGGCGACACCGTCTTTTCGCCGTTCATGGGTATCGGCTCCGAAGGCTGGGCCGCGCTCAAGGCCGGCCGCCGCTTCACCGGGTCCGAGTTGAAGCCCGCCTATTTCCGCCAAGCCGTGAAGAACCTCTCGCAGATGGAGGCCGAAAGCAGCGCTCCCAATCTGCTCGCCCTCGCAGGAGCCGCCTGATGTCTGACCAGACCATCACATCGCTGATCGAGAAGCTGGAAGGGGCTGAGGTCGGGAGCAGGGAGTTGGATGTCTCACTTGCGTGGAATAGATGGGTTGAACCCAAGCTTTGGGCCTCAACCACATCCAAAGGCGTGAGCGTTTGGAAGGTTGAGCGCCAAGGAAAGCGCGTTCCCCTGCCCAACTATACAACCAGCCTAGACGCCGCTCTAACGCTGGCTGAGCGGGTGCTGACGATGGGCGCCTGGGACGTAGGTTACACCTACAACAGCGACCGGCCTCACTATGCCCGTCTGGTCATTGTGCGTGACGATGAAGGCCAGCCGGAAATCTACGGTCGATCCGCCACCCCAGCCCTAGCCCTCTGTGCTGCGATTTTGAGAGCGCATCAACATGACAACTGAAGCAGCAACAAAGGCCCGATGGGCAAAATACTATGCCGACCCAATGGCCAGGTTTTGGGAGCGAGTAGATCGGTCTGGCGGCCCTGACGCATGCTGGCCCTGGACCGGCGCTAAAAAGCGACGCGGTTATGGCTTTGTCATGCATAGAGGCAAGGCTTTTGGCGCCCATCGCCTCGCGTTGGCGGGTGGTTTTAGTTCGCTTCCCGACCGATCAGTCCTGGCCTGTCACCATTGCGACAATCCGCCCTGCTGCAACCCGGCTCACCTGTTTTGGGGCACCAACACCGATAACCGTCGCGATGCGGTCAGTAAGGGCCGCGCAAACGGCGCGCCCCGGAAAATCGACTTGTCACAATTGCTGAAGCTACGCGCTGAGGGTCGAAGCTACTCACAACTCGCAGCGCTTTTTCAGGTCAATCAATCCAGCATCGGCAAGGCATTGCTCCGCGCCCAATCGGAGGCCCGCGCCACCGGAGAAGACAGCTCCGCAAATGAGGGGGGGGGCGCGTCGTGAGAGTGCTCGACCTGTTCAGCGCTGCGGCCGGCGGATGGTCGCTCGGCCTGCACCGCGCCGGATTCCAAACTGTGGCCGCCTGCGAATGGATCGACTGGCGCCGCACCCTCTACGCCGAGAACAACCCCGGAGTGCTGATCTATGACGACGTCCGGACGCTTACCGGCGAACGACTGCTTGCCGACCTTGGAACTCTTCCCGACATCGTCGTTGGGTCACCCCCCTGCCAAGACATCAGCAGCGCCAACACCAAGGGCAAAGGCGTCGACGGCGAAAGGTCGGGCCTCTTCTTCGAAGCCGTCCGCATCATCGGAGAGGTCCGTCCTCGTTGGTTCGCTCTTGAGAACAGCGCTAACCTCCGAACTCGCGGCGCTGACCGGGTACTTGGTGAGTTGGAAGACCTCGACTACGCCTGCTGGGCGGTCGTGGTTGGTGGCGACAACATCGGCGCCAATCATGAGCGGAAGCGCTCTTGGGTCATCGGCTGTGACGTCGAGCAGCTTGATGCACACCCCCACAACCAAGGCCAACTTCGGCGCTCCGTCCATGCAGAAGTGGGAGAGTTGCAAGCCGTGGGCAATCATTGCCGAGGGCACGATGCTGCCGACGCCTATGGCCTCGGACGGCATGAAGGACGGAGCGGGAGGCGGGGCCGGCTCGACGTATCCATTTCGGAAGATCCTCGCCACGCCGCGGAAGACGGACGCAGATCGGGGCTTTCGGGGCGATGTGCTGGCCCAACTGACGAACCAAAACAATCGCCATGCGGGAGTGGCGCAGGAAGCCTTGCCGACGCCGACCAAGCGGGACAAGCGGATGGATCGCTGGTCGCCAGCTTACGACAAGCGGAAATCGCCAACGATGGACGCGGTGCTGGACGGCGCGATGACCGATCGCTCGCCGGACAAGTGGGCCTACGCCCGTCAGATCGCGGCGCTGCTCTCCAGCACAGGGCTGACTGGTCCCTCGATGACCTTGCCCGTCACATACGGCTGGATGATGGGCTACCCGCCTGGCTGGCTGAGCAACGCATTGCGGTCGGCGGTCCTCGCGGGACGTCTGCCGCTAGCCTCATCGTCGAAGCGTTCGGCGACGCCGTCCTCCCGCAAATCCCAGAAGCAATAGGTCGGGCCATCCTCCGCACGGAGGCAGCGCTCTCGGCCGTCTATCATCAGAAAGCCGCAGCATGACCGCGACCCAAGCCCCCACACCCGGCCCGCTGAGCGGGGATGACGTGAACCGCGAGTGCAAGGCTTGCGGTGCGTTCAAAGCTGAGCGTGACGCAGCATGCCCCTTCTGTGGCCTCGCCCCCACCGCTCCGGTCGAAGCGAGCGGCCAAGACGACGACCTGAAACTGATCATAGCGCACACAATCATTGAAGACCTGCGCGTCCAGCATCCCGACATTGAGCAGATTGACAACGAGCGCGGGGACATCTGGCTTCCTGGCGGATCAACGCCGCAGTCTTCGGGCTGCATCGTGGACATCCATTCGGTCGCGCAGTCTGTCGAGCAGCAAGTGCTGACTGCGCTTCGGCCGGGACACACAGACCTGATGGTCAGCCCCGAGAGCATCGACGCATTCTTGGAAGCTAACCCGCCTCCGGTCGAAGCGAGCGGGTCGGAGCGGGAAATAGTGGCGCGGATTATTGCTGATTATGTAGCGGGCGGTTTCGACTCCGCCCTGCAAAACAAGCAAGAATGGAAAGACCGAAGCGGCCTCGGCTATGACTGCGAACCCTCGGACGTGAATGGCCCGTTCAAGGACGATTATCTCGACGCAGCCGACGCCCTCCTATCCGCCCGCCCCCTCGCCTTGGGAGGTCAGCAGGGGGATGCGTAACGCAATCATCATCGGCCTGCCGTGGCTGCTTTCAGCCATCACAATTTGGATGACCGTTCTCGCCGGGAACAAGCATCGCCACGCATGGGCCATCGGCCTCGGAAATCAGGCGCTCTGGCTCGTCTGGATCATCCTGTCAGGCACATGGGGCCTGATCCCCATGAACCTCGCGCTGTGGGCCGTCTATGCCCGCAATCACATGAAGTGGAGGGAGACATGATCGACCTTAAAGCTATCGCCAAGGACGCCGCTGACCGCGTCCACAAGAACGGCGGCTGCGTTCCTCAAATGGCGTTCGCGCCAATCCTGTTTGCGCTGCAAGACGCCCTCTCCACCCCCCCCCCGCCCGAGCCGAGGACCAGGACGAAGGGGCGTTATCGGTCTTGGACCGGCTGCTGAACTATTCTGGCGCGCGTGGATCGTTCGACGCCATGAAGCACGGTGATGCAGTGAAAGACGCGGAGGAACTGCTTCGTTCGGTGAAATCCCCGAGCCACACAGACCTTATGGTCACGCCTGAAAGCATCGACGCATACATGAAGGTTAACCCCATGGAGGCCCAGGACGAAGGGGCGGCGGGGGAGCTGAAGCCATGCCCGTTCTGTGGCGGTGAAGCTGAGATCATCCATTTGGATGACGGAGATAACGCGGGCGGTTCTTGCGTCTGTTGCACCAAGTGTCAGGCATCGGGAAACGTCGAGTTTGGACGCAAGGAGAACTTTGTCGACAACTGGAACCGCCGCGCCCACCCATCCCCGACCCCCGCCGCCGATGCCGACAGGGTGCGGATCGCGGTGGAGTTGATCAATGCCGAGATAAATGCGCCCCTGACCGGCTCGACGCATGGCGCGTGGGACCGAGGCCGCATTGCTGGCCTGAAAGAAGCCCTCGCCGCCCTGAAATCCAGTGAGGTTGAAAAAATGAGCGCGCAACGTCGAGATTTGATCAAGAGCCTTGCAAAGGCCGAGTGTGGTTCCCGCGAACTGGACAAGGCGATCTTTGAAGCGACATCGCCACCGGCAGAGTACGCCGAATGGTCACCGCGCCTGCGAGGTTATCAGTACACCACGTCTATCGATGCCGCCCTGTCGTGGGCGGAATGGGTTCTGCCCGGTCAAGAGTGGCGGTTTGGTTCGGGAACGCGCGACACAACTCTGCCTTGGGCGCGGATAGGCCGCTGGGCTGAGCCGGATGCCGTTGGGGCGACGCCCGCTCTCGCCATCTGCGGCGCAATCCTGATCGCGCTGAACCGAGCCGAGATCGAGGCCACACGTTCCCCGAGCGCGACACTCGCCACCCTGAAATCGACCGCCGCGAAGGAAGGGGAGAAGTGATGGCCTTTCCCCTCAGCAACGAAGAGCACGAAGCCATCAAGGCGCGGATCGACGGTCAGACGGAGTTAGTGGTGGCTGCCGCTGTCCTGCATGACGGGGCAATCATCATGTTCCCGCGCCCCGGTCGTCATGGCAACTGCATCAACTGGCTGCACTTCCACGGCATCGGTCGCGGAACGCAGTATGAGTGCGGCTTCGTGACCAATCGCGGCCGCTTCGTTGGACGGTCGGAGGCGGGCCAGATCGTGCTTGCCAACGAGCAAGGATCGCCGGGCGGCAATCCGATCAACAACCCGCACATGGGCCTGTTCTCAGAGGATATGTGGAACGAGGACGACGAACCGGAGCACATCAAGCGGGAGGACGTGTTTTGACCACCCCCTCCCAAACCCCCGAAGCTGCGGGGCTGGAAGCAGAAAAGCGACTGGCCGGGATTGCAGCGGCTGTTGAGTTCGGACGAGGCAACGGAATCCACTTCCTTGAAGAAGGTGCCGTAATCCTTGCCAGCGACATCCGCTCTGTTCTCGTCACCGCCGCGTCCGCTCAAGCCGCAATAGACGCCGAGAAAGCCCGAGCGGATCGGCTGGCGAGGTTCGGTCAGCACACGAACTGGGAGCTGTCACACGGGTATCCCGACGGCGAGGAAGAAGACGGCTGCTGGCTGGTCCACAGCGTCAACGGCGGCCGAAACGACCGCGAATGGACCCTGATCGGTCGCGGCGAGACGCCCGACGATGCGATCCGCGCCGCCCTACAGCAGGAGACACAGAAGTGAGCGCCTGGAACGGCATTTACGATAGCGATGGCGTGATCTGCCCGCGCTGTCAGGGCGACGGAACGATTGACTGCCATTGCGGCGGCGACCTGTGCGTCTGCGAAAACTACGGCGAGCGCGACTGTCCAACCTGCCACGGCGAGGGTGAGGTTTCCGAAGAGCGCGAGGCCAAATATTTCGAACATCAGCGCGCGGCTTTCGAAGCGATGCAGCGCGTTTTCAAGGATACGCCCCAATGACCCACCCCACCGATGCGCTTCGCCTGGACGAAGCCCAACGGACGGCTATCGAGCACGCCGCTATGGACGCCAACGCAGATGTCTGGCGTCATTGTCGCCTCGCTATGGTCGCTGACCGGGAGATCGTCGGCTATCCCTGCTTCTCGCGCGCGGACATGGCCGAACTCGCTCGCCTTTATGAAGCCGCCCCCGCATCGCCGCTGCCAGGGGGCGGGTGGCAGGACGTCAGCACCTTCACGGAAAGCGGTCAGGGAAGCCCTGTCATTGTCGCGGTTCCAACCAAAGAGGGCGGCTGGATCGTCGGTGAGGCTTGGAAAAGCGTCATGGAACCCGACGATCCGTATCGTGGAAACGACGGATGGTGGTGGGCCGGGACAGAACTCGGTGATGCCTACAACGATCCTATTCGCTTCATGAACCACGGCGACGCAGAATGGTGGATGCCGCTACCCGCCGCCCCGACAGGTGACGCATGAGCAGGGTGTTCATAGACGATTTTTCGGACGGATGGTTCACTGTCCAATCTGAAAGCGGAAAGCAGGGTTTCGACTTCGAAGACAGTGACCGCTTTGGGCCCAGCAAATTAGACACGCGGACGGGCGACGTGTCTCCCGTTCCTGATCGTCATTGGTTCTGGCGCTTCTATCAGCCGTGGCGCGATGCAGGCAGGCCCACTCAAGGCGAACGCACAAGCCGTTACGGCGCGATCAAGATTGCGGTTTGGCCGAGCGCCTTCCTCGCCCGCAATGGGAAGGGGGAGGGATGAGCGCCGCAAACGACAACACCGGAAAACTGGCCTGGAGCATCCCCGACGCCGCCCAGGCCATGGGGATCAGCAAGGCTACGGTCTGGCGCCACATCGCCGCCGGCAACATCACGACATTCAAAATCGGATGCCGAACACTTATCCGAGCCGATGTCTTGAAGGCTTTCGTAGATCTCCACTCCAACGCCGCCTAATGGGGTAGGGAGTGGGGTCGAGATTATCGACCTCAAGGAAGGCATAATGATTTCAATGGGATGTAGACCCCGAGTGGCTCCGCAGGTAGACGCCTGACGTGAACATCATGCCAACCCATCCCGACGCATGACGTCCTTGCGCAGCGGGCTTTTCAGCGGGTAGGTGTCTCATTCCGTCGCATCGGGGGACACCTAAACGCATTGCTCGCGTGGGGTAGTGTGTGGGGTAAAACGTGGCCAGCAACCTTCTCAGCGACACCAAAATCCGCAAGCTGACGGAGGCAGGCCGCTATTCAGACGGCTCAGGATTGTACCTGATCGTGGACCGGCACGGTAAGCGCTGGCTGTATTATTTTCAGTGGAACCAGAAGCGGCGCGAGATGGGGTTGGGCGCCTACCCCACGGTTTCGCTCATCATGGCCCGAGAAAGGGCCGCCGAGGCGCGGCGAAAGGTCGCGGATGGAATTGACCCCATCATGGCCAAGAGGATGGCGCCGGCCGCCGCCTCAGCCGTTCCGACCTTCCACGCCTTCGCCAAGGATCTGATCGAAGACCTGGCGCCGGGGTGGACGGGGGCCAAGACCCGAGCGTCATGGGAACGGTCGCTTCTGAAGCAGACGCCCACCCTTGGGCCAAAGCCACTGGACACGATCACGACGGACGACGTGCTGACGGACGTCAAAGCCATATGGACCGCCAAGCCCGAGAGCGCGCAGAAGCTGAGGGGGCGTATTGAGAACGCGCTCGACGCCGCCAAGGCGAAGGGACACCGATCCGGGGAGAACCCGGCGCGATGGAAAGGTCACCTGTCTCAGCTGCTCTCCAAGCCCCAGAAGCTCACCAGAGGCCACCACAGGGCGATCCACTACAACGAGGCCCCGGCCGTCATGGCTGAGCTGGCCAAGCGCCAGGGCATGTGGGCGAGGGCGCTGGAGTGGACGATCTATTCAGCTGCGCGGGAGGGCATGACCCTGCTGGCGGTCTGGCCAGAGATCGGGGTGGATTGGAACCTGCCGCCCGAACGGGTCAAGATGCGCCGACCCTTCACCGTTCCGATCACGGTCCAGATGCGCGGTGTTCTGGAGGCTTGCGACCGGAGCACGCCCTACGTCTTCACCAATCGCAAGCTCGACGGGCCGATGAGCGACGCGGCCATGGACAAGCTGCTGAAGGACATGGGCGTCGACGCCACGCCGCACGGGTTCCGGTCTACGTTCCGGGATTGGGCGGGGGACATGACGGAGCACGCGCGGGAGACCGTGGAGACCGCCCTTGACCATGCCGTGGGGGATGGGACGGAGCGGGCCTATCGGAGGCTCACCGCCCTGGAGAAGCGGCGGGCGCTGATGCAGGATTGGGCCGATTTCCTGATGCCCCGAGAAGGCAAAACGCCCCCGGCCTAGGCCGCCTTTACCTTAGTGTGGTAATTTCTGTGTAGCAAAGATTTTAGCCGGTGACAGTTCGCACACAGGGTTTGTAGGTTTGATCTGTCTCCGTTTCCTTTGTCACCGTCGATGTGGTCAACATCCAACTGGCATTCGTGCTCGGGAATGAAACCGCAGCGCTCACACAGACTCCCTCGGTGAGCCTTATAGGGGTGCCGTGAGATATCCCTCAGTCGCCCAAAGCTTTTGACGGAGGGTGGATACTTTTGTCTGGTGCAAATTCTGCATCGAGGCCGATAACCGCCTCTTCCATTGCTTCTTTGGGGCCGCTGGCCGCAGTCGATGCAGATGCCCTGCACGGAAACCGGCTCGGGTTTGATGTATGGCGTTCTCATTTCGACTTCATAGCAAGACGCCCCCGGCAGTTAAACCGAGGGCGCTTGGGGCGGGCGGTCTGACCCAGGGAACGTAATAGACCGCGCGCCGAGCGGGGTGGCGCATATTGCCGGGCCACCACCCTCATAAGCCGGCTCTGCTGCGTTTAACTCCAGCAGTGACCGTCGGTTCCTCTGAGCGGAATACGACGAAGCCGCCCCGGTTTCCCGGAGCGGCCTCGATGCGGAGCCGAGGCTCGACGCTTATGTTGTCCAACCCGAATAACAAGACCGCCGTGCGCGGGTCCATATTATCCGATCCGATACCTAGCCCGGTCGCGGCGGCGGCGGACAGTCCAGCCCCCGCATCCCCATGGTGTCGAAGAACCGACAGAGGCGCGCCACTGAGGCCCACCCGCGTTCGCCCCAAAGCTCCATGTCGATCTCAAATCTGTCCAGCGCCGCTTCGCTCTCGACGGCGGCGGGGTCCAGCCGGGGCTTCGTCTCAACCGACAGATCGGCAGCGCTCGGGTAAGTCAGCGGCGGGCGTTCCTTGCCGAGACAGCCGGACACAAGCAAGGCGGACCCGGCGATCAGAGGGCACAGCGTCAGGAAGGTCTTTGAGCGCATCGTTCAGTTCCTCTCGTGCAGCGTTGTTGGACAGGGTGTCAGTCAGGCGCTCGCCAGCAGCGGTTTCCCGCGCGCCTGACGCTTTCGCCTCTGTCTTCTGGGTCTGTGCCGCCTGACGGTCACGTTCGCCCTGTGCGCCCCTGTGGGAGCAATAGGCGCCGGTCAGGACAAAGGCGGCGATGACGGCGACGATCAGCCAGCCGGTCGGGTTGAGCAGGCGGGGGATGGAGCGGAGGAAGGCGAGGGCGGTCACAGTATCAGCGCCTTGGCCGCATTGGTCCGCAGCAGGCGGTCGGCAGCGCCGTTTGGTTCGAGCGTGCTCCTCGGATTGCCACGGTTGATGCCGTTGCCGATGGCGGTCCCCTCGTCACGGTCCGCGTAGGCATTCAGGCCGTTCTGGTCCCAGTACATGCAGGCCGTCAGGATGCCGATTGACGGCACCGCCATCAGGTCCGGGCGGTTCTCAAAGTCGATCCCGCACTTGCGACCGTAGAAGCGCGCGTTGCTGCGGCCGGTGAGCTGGATCGGGCCGCGACCCTTGTATCGCTTGCCATCTCCGGGTTGGGTGTTTCCCAGGTCCGCCCGGCCTTCATAGCCGGCACCGCTGGCGATCTCTTCCATGTACCGAAAGCCGCCGCTCTCATGCGAGCATTGACCCATGAAGTGAGCTAACCGCAGGCCGGTGTCGAGGATGCCGTAGGTGCGGAAATGGACGTTCGCGGCGAGCCCGAGTTCGGCCGCGATGGCCGGGGCGGCGCCCATCCGAGCGAACAGAGCGGTCAGGGTGCCCGCGCCGATGATTCCATCGACCGGCACGCGAAGGTTCGTTTGCAATCGACGGGCGTCGAGCATGGTCAGTCTCCAGATTTTGGGGGTGATGTTTCGCAGCTAAGGCGAAGCCGTCGCGGCTCGTGCCCGAACTGCGTCAGGCGGCCCGGCTGGGCGAGGACATCATCGGCCGGGCCGCAAACAGCGCGAACAACCGGCGTTACGTCGTGAAGACTTTCTTCAGAAGTTGCGCGCAACCTCCGATCAGCGGCGATCTAAGCGCCGTGCCCCACGACTGACCCGTTCCGAACCGCGCAGGCTCCGGGGCGGGTCGATCTTTGTCAGGGCTTGGCTTCAGGCCGCACCTGCACTGTTGGTCAGGATGAAGCCGGCGACGCTGGCGATGACGGCGATGGCGCCGGTCAACACAAGCAAGCGAAGCCCGCGCTTGCCGTCATCCTCGGGCGGCGGCCCATCATCGACAGCGGCAGGCGGAAGCATGAAGGCGGCGCGGCGGGACAGCCCGTCCATGCCCAGCAGGACCAGAAGCTGAATGAACTGATGGCTCCAGGGCGGCGGCTCGCGCTCGCCCATGACATGGTCGAGATAGGCCAGGGCGGACACAATGATGACCGTCCCGACCAGCGGCAGGCCGATGCTCATGTGCTGGACCTGTAGCGCCTTGCCAGGGAACAGGACCATGCAGCCGTAACCGAACAGGATCACGGCCGCGACGAAGTGGAGACCTCGCCAGAGCATCGAGGCCGAAGCCTTCGTCTCATAGGTCTTGCCGAGCAACCGGCAGATTTCCAGCAGGCATGCGCCGGCCGAGACGAAGGTGATGCCCGTATAGAGCACCATCAGCACGTGAGCGTTCATCGCTGAGGCTCCTGGTTGAAGACGGCCCGCACCACGCGGGTCAGGGTGTCGAAGAGGGCGCGCGGGTCGTTGGCGACCATCCAGCCCAGCGCCAGGGCGACGCCGCGCATGTCGAGGACAGGCACAACGGCGAGGATCACGCCTTGGGTAAGAGCTTCGGCGACTATGGGGCCGGCGACGATGCCGAGGCCCAGGTGCAGCCAGGCGCGCCTCTGAGCGACCGGGTTGCCCGCTTTGGCGGAATAGGCCGTCACCAGCCCCACAGCCCCCGACAGCAAACCGCCGCATAGGCCCCAGAACGCGGGGATTTCGCGCGGGTCAATCATGTCCGCCCCTCCGATAATCAGGCCGTGGTGGAACAGCCGTTGGGCGGCTCATGTCGTGTTCAGGAACTGATGGGCTTGTCACACGCGCCAAGAGGGTAGAAAATTCACCCATGCACACATCAGAAATGGCGGTCCTGTCGAGCTACATGGTCGCTGCGAAGCACGCCGCGCTTGACCGCGAATACGACCGCACGGCGAACGCTCGACCGCTGACATGCCCCGTCTGCGAGTTCATCGGCCGCAACGCCAGCTTCTTCCGCAATCGCTCGGTCTGCCGCTTCGGCGGCGGGCGCCTAGAGCGCTACTATTGCCCGAAGTGCGACGCGTTGTTCGGGCCGTCGAAGATGCTCGATATGACGCCGGCCGAGCTGGGGACCGAATACGCCATCCTCTATGCGACCTACAGCGAGGGGGACACGTCGCACGACACGGCGCGGACCTTCCATTCCATGAAGCCGGAGCGCGGGCCAGTCTATCTGGATTGGGGCTGCGGGTGGTGGTCCCAGGCGATCACCGACATGCGCCTGCAAGGATGGAACGTTTGGGGCTATGAGCCGACGCCGGGCGGCGCCAATGATTTCGTCGTCTCCGAGATCGGCCATATCGCGCCGGGCCTCGCCGGGATCTATTCAAACAACGTGATCGAGCACTTCACCGACCCGGCCGCCGAGTTCCGGAAGATGCGCGCGCTGCTGGCACCGGGCGGCGTCATGGCGCATTCGACGGCCTGCTATGCCGAGCGGTTCTTGGACACGCGCTTTCACACAGTCTTCTTCCTTGGGGAGTCGATCCGCAATCTGGCTGAGCGAACAGGCTTCGAGGTCGTCAGCCGCGAAGAGGACGGCGACTACATGAACACGGTCTTCAGGGCGGTTTAGCCCGTTCCCACGCCCAGCTGATTAATCTCGGCGCCGGCCGCATTGTAGGTGTCCTTGATGGAGTGCAGCGACCCGCCCAGATCATAATTGCCGGCCGTATTGGCGTTCAGTCCGCCACTGACCAGCTTCACCACGCCGCCGGTTCCGGTCTTGACACCGCGCAGCGTGTTCGTGCGGCTCTGGAAGCCGGTGATCAGGATTTCGTTGCCCGCGATATGCTGGATGCCATGCCCCGTGTTCTCGATCGACTGGAGCGCGGCCAGATTGACGACGCCGGTGGAGCCTTCGAAGCGCAGCCCGTCCTTCGCGGCCGATGCCGTCAGGCCGCCCTGGTTTCGGCCATTCAGGCGAATGCCGGTGCCGATGACGTAGATGCAGTCCTTGATGGTCATCTGGTGACCGTCGTTCAGCTTGGACGCCACGCCCTCCATGTAGAGGTTCGTGCAGCCGTCGAAGAGCATGCCTTCGCCGCAGGTGTCTGCGCGGGCGCCCTGCATGTGGACCTCGCCCATGTTCGTGAACACAAAGGCCTTCTGCGCCGAGGTCGTGCCCGCCGTGCCAAAGGTTCCACCGACCTGAAGGCCGCAGAAGAACCCGCCCTCGGCGACGCCCAGCGTGCCGCCCGTCGCCTGAAGCGCGACGAAGTTCGGGTTGAGCGAGCCTGGGAAGTCGACCACGCACTTGTCGTCGATATAGATGAAGGCGAATGCCTTGGTGAAGACGTAGCCCGGCCCGCGGTGGCGCAGGTTCTTGATACCGTTGAAGTAGGTGCGGAAGTGCTTTCCGCTCACGAAGTCCTCGGAGAACCAGCCGAAAGAGCGGTCGGTGATGACGTCCGTGATGTGCGTTTCGACCACGTCGCCAGCGAGGCGCATGGAGACGTCCACTCCGCCGGTCTTGCTGATATTGTCGATCACCAGATTGGACGTGTCGGTGAAGCTGCCGTCGATGCGGAACAGGGGGTAGTTGCCTGCCTGAGGATAGAGGCCGGCGCGGAACTTCTTGTCGCCAAACAGAGACGAACCGAGCGGGCGCGGAATGGTCCCCGACAGGAGGTAGTCGCCAGGCGGAACGAAAACGGCAGCGCCGGACGCCAAGGCGTTCCGAAAAGCATTCGTGGAATCTGCGCTCTTCGTAGGGTCTGCGCCGAAATCAACAACCGAGCGCATCTCGCGCCGCGCCTTGGCGGCCCAGCCGTAGGGGACGGCACCGGTCCCGCCGACGCTGTAGGGCAGGTTGTCGAGAATGTCAGTTGCTGCGTCAGACCCGGTGCGGCTAAGGGCCCCTAGGTTAGAGCGAGCAACCTCACTATCCCCAACGTCAGCCAAGTTTGCTGCTTTGTCGAGCTTATTGAGGACGCTTGGCGCATCCGGTGCGCCTGCCGCAATCTGTTCGATCTGCGCGAGCGCTTCTTCAGCCCGCTCGGCAAACGGAGCGGCGGCCTGGGCGGCCTGGAAGCCCACGATCTCGCCGCCGCCCAGAGTGATTACGGCTCGATTCGATTGAACCGTTACGACAGCATCAGCCATTTTGCGTCGCTCCTGCGCGAATGATGAGATCGCCTTCGATCCATCTGGTCTTGGCGAACCCGCCCCCGGTGATGTGAATGTCGTAGACGACGCGTATATCGTCGCCGGGTTTTCCCGCGTTCAGCAGCAAGGCTTCTGCCGTGGTTTCGTTGATGCGGATTTGCACCGTCGAAGTCGTCACTCCCTCAACAGCGAGGGTTGTGACGCTCAGTCCCTCGGCATTCGAAGCTGCGTTGCTCAAGGACACTAGGGCGCTGCCGGGGGCGTCGCGATACAGGCGAACCTGCATCGCCATCGTCGCCCCGGTGAAGTTCAGGCCCTGAAAATCGATCTGATAGACGAACGGCGTCCACCGCTGAACCGTGAGGTCCAGGCGTCCGGGAGTGATCATGGCGGGCATCCTTGGCTCGAACCGGGAGGGCGGTCAGGAGTAAAATGTGGCTTTAAGCGTTCCAGTGATCGCGCCTATCGCCTCATCGCGTGGGCCATTTCCGTTCGCCTTAAGAATGAACGAGACCGGACCTGAAAAGGCATGTTCGACCTCCATATTGAGGCCGCTTAGATCGCACGGCTGAATCCCGTCACTCGCGACGACCGGGACCGATCCGACCTGTGTCTCCGCACCATTCTTTGAAATGTAAAGCCGCAGCAATCCGCTGGCTTCACCCGGGCTGGACGTGAAACCGTTGGTGACCTCGACGATGAACCGGCCGGATGTCGGTACGGTCATCGCTGACGTGCTGCCCGCCGTATTCAGCGGCGTCGTTCGACCGATTGAGCCCGAGAATGTGGTGATCCTGGATTGAGTTGGGGTCGCTGCGATCAATGCTCCAGCCACGACCGGGGCCAATAAGCGACGTTCCGAGACGTTATTCCCTCGTCGATATCTCACCGACGCTTCGTAGATTGTCCCTGGCGTGATCGGTCCGCCGATTTCTTTGCGAACAACAGTGGGACCCTCGACGCCCGCGCCGGCCCATTCTCTCTCTGGATCATCAACCGGCCGGAAGTCGAAGATAACCTGATCTGCAGTCGCGTTTTCGCAGGACCCGGTGATTGCCAGTATTGGAATGGAGACGCCGTTATCTACGAGCGTCTCGGCGGCAAGAGCCCATTCGCCTTCGTCAGGCGCGGAGACGAAGGTCGGATCAACGGGCGTCAGAACCTGAGGCTCAGGCGGGGTGGGATTCTGACCGAGAGCGAACGGATATTTGGCGTCGGTCTCGCTGACGAACGACACCCGCACCACCCCCGTGGCCGGATCATAGTCAGTGTTCAGGCACAAGCATTTCAGCCCATTCAGGACAAAGCCTGCCTCGGTGATGGTGAACGCGTCGCCTGGACGGATGCGCTGCAGATGCGGCTTCAGCGGGATCACGCCCGCGATGCCCTCGCGCGTGTTGGCGATCTGGAGGGCGGCGAGCTGACCCGCCTGGCGGGCGCTGGTCACATAGGGATAGTCGATGCCGGACGGGCGAACCCCGCCATCCTGGTCGCGATAGGCCTGGGCGGTCACCTCTTGATCTAGGGCCGTCATCTGCCAGCGATGCGGCTCGCTCCAGAACCGGGGACGCAACGTGTTGATTCGGTCGATGCGGCTGGCGGCCGTATCGATCTCCAGCGGCCCGGCCGTGTCATAGGCGGAGACGGTGACGATGCTGGTGCGCGGCGCGGCGCGCTGAATGCAACTGATCTTGCCGGCGCGCTGGGCATAGATGGCGCCGCCGGCTTGCAGGAAGCCGGTCAGCACCTGGTGCTTGTCGTCGTCCGTGGTCGGATAGGCGGCGCAGGTCCAGCCGTTGGCGTCCGCAATGTTCGCGGCGGCAATGAAGGCCGGGACATCGATGCCGGAGAGCTTCGCGCCGATGCCGCCGACCTGATAATCGACCTGAGGCGCGCCCTTGCCGTTGGGGCCTGCCCAGAGCCCCAGCGTCCATTTCAGCGCCCATAAGATCGGATTGGCGGAATAAGTCCACGTCGCAGGGTCGGCCAGACGGTGCGCGCCTGAACCGCCAGGGTAGGTGCTGTCCTTTCGCGGGTCATAAACCTTCAGCCCGCGGAAGGTGATAATCGGCTTGATCTCACCCGTCGGGAAGGCGGTTCCCTTCGAGTTCTCGCCCATGACGATCATGTACGAGGCCAGTCCCGACAGGCGGTGAGCCGAGGTCCAGCCAGGAAGGGTCGCCCCGTTCTTCAGCCCTGTGGGCGAGGTGATGGCGGTGTCGGGCTGCGTGCCGAGCTTGTTCTTGTACCAAAGCTCGCCAGCATACTGGCTGCTGATGGCCTTGCCCGACCCATCAAAGGTCACGCTCTCATCGTCGGCCAGGAAGCCTTCGAATCCGTCGATCGGCCCGGCACCCGAAAGGACCGACGGGATGCCGTAATACATCAGGTCGGGGCCGAAGGTCTTGCGGTAGACGGCCGAACCTGGAACGCCGATGCGCCCGGCGGCGAACGGGATGGGGCCGTCGGGGTCTAGCGTCCATTCGAAGGTCCGCCCGGCCACCCCGACCTGAGGCTGGAACACCGACATCGCCGCCGAGATGGCGACGTTCATCAGAACATTTCCCGCGATGCTGGTCAGGGTCGCGCCAATCCCGGCCGAGGCCGCAGCACCCGCGCCCGCGGCGGCGGCGGCAGGCGCGGCGGCGGCGACGGCGGACGCGGCGGCGGGCAGGAGGAACGGCATTCAGACCCTCCAGGCGCAGATGAACAGGTGAGGGATCATCGGTTCGATCAGGCCCGAGGCGGGGTTCAGACCCAGCACCCGTCCGTTATCCAGCGCCACGGCAAGCGAGCAGCCGAAGCCGTCGCCGTCTTCCGAGGGCATGGCGATGATGTCGCCGGGCAGAGCGGCGGCCGGCGGAACGCGATCCAGACCGGTCGCATCCATCAGGGCGATCAGATCCTTGAAGCCAAGGCTGCGGATGTATTTCAGGGCGCCGGCGAAGGTCTTGTGGCGCGTCCCGTTCAGCAGCTTCGCCGACCGGCCCATTTTGCCCATGGCGTGGGCTGCCAACTTGCCGCAATCGCGCTTGCCCGGCTCGACAGCCTTGAAGGCAAAGCGGTCCATGCAGGCCTGCGTCGCGACCTGGCGCTTCATCATGGGGTGCATGGATCGCCCTATTTGGAGAAAGGCACGAAGGTGTTGAGCAGGCGCTTGAACAGGCCCGGGTTCTCCGGCCGGCTGCGCCACTCGTTCTTGCGGGCGACGCCATCGACGTAGGCCAAGCCCATTTCGCCGGGCCAGATCCGCTGATGCGTCGCGTGGTTCAGGCGCCAGTCCGCGTTCGGCTCCAGCTGGCGTTCGGCCTGGGTGCCGCACTCCAGCGTCAGCAGCCAGCTATCGCCGACCTGAAACCGGGGCTTGTCGATCTCGCCGTCGAACTTCAGCTCGGGCGCGCCGATCAGCAGTCCCGAGGCTTGGTCAACCGCGCCCTCCCACCACTGAACCCGCGTGCCTTGCGTTGACGGGGCGGCGAGGGCTGCGGCGGCGACATCCGAGACCGGCAGGATGCCGATGTCGATCCGTGTCGTCTGGGCTTCCGAGCCGTCCTTGATCGACCCCACGGTGTCCAGCGAGCCATAGACCGGGTGATGGCCGACGTAGGCCTCTGGTCCATCGCCCTCGCCGGCGTCGAACATGACGAACCCGCCATCAGTCAGACAGATCGCGCCGCCGGCCATATCGAAGCGAACCAAGGTCGCCTTGACGAAGGCGGGCTGCTGATAGGCGGCGATCAGGTTCGCGTCCATCAGCGCTCCCTCACCGTGAACTGCAGGCCGACCAGACGATCCACGCCAACCGACCATTCGCCCAAGTCGCGGACGAAGCCCTCGATCATCGGCTGGGCGATCTCGACCACGTCGTTATCCGCCGGCGGGAACCGGAGCATGGTGCGGAGCGGAACGGTCGCTGTCCCGCCCGAGGCCGTCACGCTGGCCTTGGCGCGATAGAGGAAGCGGCGCCCCTGCGTGATGACCGACAGGAACTGACCCTTGCGAATGACATAGCCGTTCGTCAGGCCGTCGATCACCAGAGCGGAGCCAGACTGACCGGCGCCGTTCACGCGCGGCGTCCCAGGTGCGCCGGTGTCGAACCCTGGCTGATGCACCTTCATGACGACGGTGTCGCCCTCGGCCATCAGGTCGTCCCACTCCATCGACGTGACATAGCGCATCGGCGGCATCTGGAACGTCAGGGCGTAGCGGCCGCCCTTGCGCAGAAGCTCCTGCTCGCCGTCACCGAAGGCGGGCGCCAGGACGTTCTTCGCCGTGATCAGGGCGATGCCCATGTTCGCGGGCGCCGGATCAGTCGGCAGGACCAGCACGGCCATCAGCGACGACGCCCCAGCGTATAGCGGTCAGTCCGCGCCATGTCGGACGGGACGGTCTTGCGAGCGGTGCTGAAGGCTGCGGCGGCCGGCCGGGCGGCGCGGTCGTCCACATAGGCGTTGAACCGGTCGTCGTTCGTGGTCACCACGACGCGCGAGACGCTGCCCTTGCTGCCCATGGCTTGGACGGCATGCGCGGGGATCACGTCGGTGCCCTGAGGCAGGTTGGCCAGGATTTCGCCGGCATGGACATAGGCGAGCCCCCCGCCGAAGTTGGAGACGCCGCTGGAGAAGCCGGGAATCTTCAGCGCCGACTTGATGGCTGAGAAGATCGACGAGCCGATGCCGCCGCCTGATCCAGAGCCCGAACCTCCGAACAGCATGTCCGCCAGAGGCTCGGTAATCCCGCGCCGCACAGAGATCGACAGCAGGTCCGCAAGGATTTGCTTAGCCACTGAAGAGAAGGTCTCGCCCAGGCTCTTGGTGTTCATGATGGCGTCGACGATGCCGCTATTGAGCGCATCGAGGCCGCGGGCGCCGACGTTCTCATACGCCTCACGGATTTCGTCGGCGGTCTTCAGGCTCTCGTCACGCCAGGCTTGGAGCGGCGAAAGGTTGTTGCGGATGACAGCGTCGCGTTCGCCGCGCTCGATCCGGCCATTGGTGGCCATAGCGCCGTCGCGCTGCGCCTGGGTCAGCGATGGGTTGCGTTCCAACTCCAGACGAAGGGCATCGCGACGCTCTCGCTGGGTGATCTCCAGCAGGTCCAGTTCAATTCGCTGGCGCTCTTTGGCGGTGCGGGCGGCGCCGGACTGAAGCGACAGCAGATCGGCGGTCAGGCCGGAGAGCAGCTTCTCCGTCGCAAGGCGCTCGTCTTGGATTTCGCGGAATGCGTTGTCGGTCAGCAGCCGGTCTTCAAGTGCGTCGGCCGAAGCGTTGGCAGCGTCCAGCTGACGGCGTTCGGCAGCCTTGATCTCGCCCCGGTCGGACTTGCTCTGGATCTCGGCGTCGCGCGCCTCGCGGTCCATCTTCAGCTGCTCGCGCGCCAAGTCATAGCGCTGCTGGGCGGTGAGGATGTCGTCTTCGGCGACTTGGAGCAGGCGCTGGCGGGCGCGGAAGATTTCCTGCTCGACGCGTTCGGCGCGGCGGGCTTCGCGCTCGGCGACTCGTTGGGCGCTATTGTCGGCGCGGGTGCGGCCGGGCGGGATGGTCAGTTCGGAGTTATACGAGGGCCGGCGGCGAGTGGGGCGCGTGTTGTAAGCTTCTGCGGCCATCCGTTGCCGCAGCAGCGCGGGGTCGTCTTCGTCGTCTTGCGGATTGGCGAGCGCTAGGCCGTTTCGCATCACTTGGCCAGAAGCCGTATTGGTGGCGACCCGATAGACGTTGCGGGCATAGGTGAAAGGGTTGGTCAGGCCGGAAATAGCATCCTTGGTGAATCCGTTGCCAAAGATGGTGTCCGCGTTGCCCTTCCAGCGTTGATAGGTGTCGATGAACTCGCTGAGCTTGGAGATCGCTCCAGCAACGGTGGCAGTGAAGGCCAGGATCTCGTCGCTCAGGCCGATGAATGCGCCCGCCATCTGAATCCCGATGACTTGAGACAGGTCTTCAAGCTGGCCTTGCGCCTCTGACCCCTTCCTGATCAGCTCTTCATCCAGCGTAAAGCCGAGAGCCTGCGCCTCATCGCGGAGGCGGGCCACTTCGGCGGAGCCCTCAGACAAGGCCGTCACGAGAGGGCCAAGCCCAAGCTTTTCGGAAATCGCGGAACGGTCGGCTTCGCTTTTCAGGGCGCCAATCCGGTCGATGACCTCATCCAAAGCCGTTTCGGTGTCTTTGAACGTGCGCAGGTCTCCCGGCTCTAGGCCGATGGAGCGGAAGAGCTTGATATCTCCTTTGGAGAGCCCCGACGCTGCCCCATCCAGTTTGTTCGCGAATGTTTCGAGTGCGCCGCTGACTGCATTGACGTCTTCGCCGGTCTTGCGAGCAACGTACTGGAACTCTTGAAGCGCATTCGTGGAGATGCCGATGCGCCGAGATGCGTTCGCAATGTCGTCGGCCATTTTAAGACTGGCTTGACCGAACTGCACAGCAATGGCCAGCCCAGCAGCAGCGGCCGCGACCACGGCGGCAATGCCAATGCCGATCGACTTGCCCATGCGACCGAAAGAGCCGCCGATGCGGTCAGCCCCAGCCCCCGCTTCCCGCTCCATCGCTCCGACAGACTTTTTGACGTCTGCTTCCGAGTCCCGAAGATCGGCTTTCAGCTTGTCGCGGGTAGCGCGCAGCTCCCATGAGGCGCTGCCGACGATGGGGCTGTCGGTCATTCAACGCTCCATGAAAAAGGGCGGCTCCGAAGAACCGCCCCCGCCAATCTGCCCGATCGCCTGCAACGCAGATCGTTCGGTAATGTGAGTGTTCTAGGGCCGCGTCACTTCGATCAACGGATGGCATTTAGCGTCGTTCACGTCGGAGCATTTGAGGTCGACGACCACGATGATCGGTCGGGCTTGGTCCTCGGCTTCGCAACGTAGGCGCTCCCACGATCCAACCGGTTCGGCAGTGAGGCGCCAAGGCCGGAGGAACTGGGAATCTTGGCCGACTAAGCCGCGCTTTTCTGCCTCAACCAGCGCGAGACCACAGGCCACGATGCGGTCGGCTTTTTGGGAGGCCGACTGGCGTTCGATAACGGCAGCCCCAGCAGCAATCTCGGATTTCTCTGCTTCGGTGTACGGAGTTGCACCAGCGGGGTGTTTGCGAGGCTCTGGTTGGCTGCAACTCCCGACCGCCGCCGCCAGCGCCAGGACCATAAAAGTTCTGACCATCCACCCCTCCTCAACAAAAGGACAGGCTAGGGCGCCGCGCCCTCATCCGACAAGTCCACGATCTCGACACCATAGACGCGGGCGATCCGGTTGAACTCGGCGTCGGCCATGGCCTCGGCGTCAGATGCCTTGCCGGATGGGTCGAAGAACTCACGGAAATAGTGCTGCGGCCCTGACAGCGTCGGCTCCCGCTCAACGGCGAGACGGGCGACCATCCATCCGGTCCAAAGGGCCGAAGCTGCTTCACCACGCCCGCGCTCGGTCAGGATCATGCCCAAGCGGTAGGGCGTCAGCTTCCAGAATTCGGCTTCAGACAGTCCGCCCTTCAGCGCCGCCCGAAGAGCCGCCTCCACAGCGTCGGCCGGCGCGTCGGAGGGTTTGCGGGGCCAGCTTCGGCGGACCTCCCGGCCGGGCCGTATTGGGCAAGCTCCCAGGCATCCCAGCAGGCTTTCATGCAGGGCGACAGGGGAAAAGCGGCAACAGGGGCACCGATCACATCTGCCTTGGTGATGGCGCCTGCGGTCAGCACCTCCAGCAGGTCACCGAGAGCAGACGACGCCCCGGCTCGGCCCTTCTGGAGCACCTTGAAGCGGTCCAGCAGCCAGTCATGGCCTTTGGCGTCCAAGGCGGCGAAGGTCAGTTGCAGGGCGACCTGCCGCTCGTCTGGGAGCGACAGGCGCACAATGCCGAGGCGGGCGTCGTTCATATTACGGCGTCACGTTGCCGCGAGTGGGCTTGGCGTTGGGAGTGATCGAGCCCGAGTAGGTGACCACGCCGTTGACGGGAGCCGCAAGGTTCAGGACGGGCACGCCGGTGAAGACTTGGGCTTTCGTGCCGCGGATCAGGCGGAACTGCAGGGCCTCGTTGTCGTCCGACGCGTCGTGCAACGCGATCTGAGCTTCGTCGGTCGCCTCGTCGTGCATCGTGAAGGTCAGGGGCGTGTTCGCACGCGGCCCGCTGATGCTCTCGGTCGAGCCGGGCGCCGTGTCGAAATCGGTCGTGTCGATCCGGTTTTCGGAGAAGCCGAGACCGTTCGCGACGGTGACGCCGGGGATGTTGGTCCAGTCGGGGGTGCCGGTGGCTGACAGGTCCACCTGCAGCTTCATATAGCCTTGCGCCAAGGTGGGCATGGTCAGAGGTCCTTTTTCAGTTGGATCCGGAGCTGAACCCGCCGACCGACCAGCGAGGGGTCAGTGGTCGGCGCTGCAACCGGCCCGGTAGCGGTCGCGAGAGGGCAGGTTCCGTCCTCGACCTCGATCTGTGAGGCCTGGAGGTGGAAGAGGTCGCGGATGTCGCGGCCCAGCGCGTCGATGGCGGCTGTCGAGCCGGTGTCGCGAGCGTAGAGGCGGACGTCCTGGGTGATGTCGCGGATGGTCTCGGAGAAGGTGCTGGCGTCGATGTCAGAAGACGGCGCGGCGATGACCAGGGCGGCCTTGCCCGAGAACTGGAAGTCGTCAGGAGCGCGGTCGTTGAAGATGGCGGCGCGGCCTTCGAAGATATCGAGGCGGTCGATGATCGACGGCGAACCGTTCAGGCGGGCGAAGATGGCGGCGGTGCTGTTCATTCCCTCGCCCCCCTGACGAATGCCTCGGTCAGCTCGCGCTGGTTCTCTTTCGCCGGCACATCCATGAATGGGCGAGCCGCGATGCGCTCGGTGCCGTTGTGCAGGGGCAGAGCGTAGGCGGCATTGGCGGTGACCGTGCCGACCTTGGCGTCCCCTTCGTCGCGGATGGTCGGATCGGCGTTCGTGTTAGCGACGAGGTTGCCCAGGTCGCGGGCAGGGGGCTCGCCGGGGGCCGAGGCCTGATGTTTGCCGTACTGCTTCCCCGACCCGGCGCGGTTCAGCACGTCGGTCTTGAGGATGCGCTCGTATTCGCCCAGAGCCTGTCGGAGGCCAGCTTCAGCCGCGCGATCAGAAATCGCATCGATGGCGCCGAGGTCGAGCGTGACTTTCGCCATGTCCGCCTCCTATGAAGCCCCATGAGCAAGCCATCGAAACTGATCATCGTGACCACGACTGAGCCCCGCGAATATCTGACTGCGGCGCGGACTTGGTCGCCGAATGCAGCGGACGCAGAGCAGTTCGATTGGCCTGATCTGGCGGCAGCGATGAGCGCATTGCCGAAGGGTACTCCCGCGGCACCCATCCGCGCTGAGGACGCCTAGCGCGCCTGCAGCTCGGCGAGGGCGCCCGCCAGATCGCCCGTCCGCTCGATGACATCGAACGTGGTCATCAGCAGGCCCTTGGCGGGATCGGGCGCTGCGATCTTGTGGCCCTTCGCGGGACAGATGCCGGCCGGCAGGCTGGCGGCGAGGACCAAGACGCGTCGATCGGTGGCCGGGATGCCCAGCGCGACGCGCCGAGTGTCCTTGTAGCTGCCGACGAGGGCCTTGCAGTGATAGATGGTCGCCGGACCCGTCGTGAAGCCGCCCTGGCCATCCGGGGTGCGCGAGCCGGGGACAGTCAGAGAGCCGTCTTCGAAGTCGTCGCCGAAGTCTACTAGCGCCTCTTCGGCGACACCCGTGATGATGCTCATAGGGGCCACTTCCTGATGGTCAGATATTCATCGCACCGGCAGGCGATCACTTCCGCGGCCGGCGCTCCGAGCGACGTATCTCCAGGCCAACGGAACTGCGCGCCGCTCGGGCTGGTGAACGGCATGTCCAGGCCGCGGACTTCTTGCCCGTTCATGGCGTCGTGGGTGTCGCGCTGGCGTCCGTCCTCTGTGGTGGACCAGCCGCGCACGATGTCCATGACCTCGACCCGGCCATCATCGACGAGCTGTTGGAACGCCTCATGCTTGGCGGCGCGGATGGTGGGCAGTCCCTCGGTGCGCGCGATGACCTCGCCACGGAGGCGGACCAGACGGGCGGAATAGCGGGTGACAGCCGTGCGGGCGGTCTCGGGCGGGACGGGTTTGCCTGTCTCGATGGCGCGGGCCACGGCGCGATCATAGCGGCGGTCGCGTTGGTTACGGGTCAGGTAGTTGCGGAGCTGGGCAGGGTCCGTCGAGGCCAACTCGGCGCGGGCGGTGGCGACGTAGTCACGATAGGGGCTGGATAGGCCGATCAGGCCGCCTTCGCGGTTCCCGGTGGCCCGGCTGATCCTTCCGACCAGATCCAGCGCCATAGAACGGGAACCGGCGCCGCGCGCCATGCCGTCGGCGAGGAAGGCGCGGGCCTGATCGATTTCGCCCTGCGTCAGTCGGGTGATGAGCGTGGCGGCTGTCTCGCGGATGATCGCGGCGGCGCGCTGATTGCCGGGGTCGAAGCGGAAGCCGATCGACACGGCGGCCGGCATGGATGCGACAGCGCCTTGGCCCCCGGCGGTGAAGGCCTCGACCAGCTTGGCTTCCAGAGGCTGGAACGCGGCCCGGTCGATGTGCAGGGCCTGCATGGCGGCGTCTAGATCGCGGCGCTCTAGAGCCAGCAGCAGCTTCTGGATCTCAACCTGCCGGGTCAGGTCGCGGATCGCCGTCATGAAGGCCTGGGCGACCTCTTGGCCATACTTCGCCGCCAGCTCCCGGAAGAGCCGTTTCTGAGACGGGCGTCTGGCCATGTTTGTTAGGGCTTCAACGCCCTGGCGTGGCGCGCCGCTTCCATCATCAGGTCGAGATAGGCCTCAAACTGGGCGCGGGCGACTTCGATGATCTTCTGCTGCTGCTCGATCGGGTTGTCGTGGATGATCGACTTCTGGAGCAGATCGGCCGAGCCGACGATGTCCATCAGGGTTTCGGTTGCCATCCGCGCAGCCATGTCGGGCGCGGTCAGGCTGGGATCATCATTGTCGATGCGGCGGGTCACGGCCAGGACAGTCGCACAGGTCAGCATGTCAGCCAACTGCCCATAGGCCGAGCGCGGCCGGCGCGTCTTCTGGGATGAGGAACGGGGCGAGCAGGCCTTCAACGGCGCTCAGCCGCAGCGTGTTGTCGGTGACGGCGTTGCCGCTGCCCTCGAAGTATTCTTTCTCGATCACGTCCACCTTCTTGCGCTTCAGGGCGCCGGAGTTGGCTGCCGAGATCGAGAGCGACCCGGGCTTCAGCGCTTCCTGAATGGCTGCATGATAGCTGGCGATGATGATGTTGCGCGGGACCACGTCGGCGGCGACCGGCGTCTTCCATGCCAAAGCGTTGACGCGGGGCCAGGCGCGTTCCTGGTCGATCCCTCCGGCCGGCTCGCCGCGGAACCGGGGGCCATAGAGGCCGTCTAGGTAGTCGCTGGCTCGCTGGCGCAGCTGGGCTACGGTCAGGTCTCCGGTCGAAGTCGAATAGCCGTTCTCGGCCGCCCACTCGTTGAACCCTTGATCTGATCCGTAGCCCGCCACGTCTTAGGCCTTGGCCTGAGAGGCGTCGAAGGCGGCCTTGGCGTGCTCAGTGGCAAACGCCGCCTTGTCGTCGTCCGACAGGGTGTCGAAGGCCTTGGCGTCGTCCTCGCGAACGCTGGCGCCGACCTTCTCGCCCTTGCCGTCTTGGATGGTCCACCAGCCCTTGCCACCGTCGACGACAGTGAAGGGTCCGACGGGCGGCTCGTCGTTGGTTACAGCGGTCTTGCCGGCGCCGTCGCCCGAGATGACCTCGTAGCGGCCGGCCCAGGCCGTCGGCTCTTCCTCCACGGTCACTTCCGTGCCGATTGGGACTTCCTTGCCGTCGCCACCGTAGATGCCGCCGGCCGTGATCTTGATACGGGTGTCGCTCATAGGGTTGCCCTCCTTAGGCGGTGATGTGCTTGACCGCCCACATGACGGCCTCTTCGGTTTTGGTCTTCGCCAGCGACAGTTCGCGGCCGGTGCCGACGCCGTCGATCAAGCTCAGCAGGGCAGCGCCCGCGTCCTTGATGGCGACCATCTGCGCCTTCTCCGCGTCGGAAAGGACGCGATAGGTGTGGCGGACAGCGTTGTTGGCGGTTCGGTCGTCTCCGGCGCTATCGACCTTGTCGAGGTGCTTCAGCGCGGCGCGGTCGGCTTCAGTTTGCTGCATGGTGCGGCCCTTTCGTGCGTGGTTATGCGGACGATCTGGGGCATACTGAGCGGGCCGGAGAGGTGCGCTAACACCGTCATCCAGCCCTAACCAAAGCGATCTCGGAAGGATCAGCCATGGCTACCAGAGCCCTATGTTCTGTTGATGGATGCGGCAAGGCCCAGCGGTGTCGCGGACTGTGCCAGAACCACTATTACCGGCTGCGGACGCATGGTGACCCCATGGGCGGCCGAACAGCGCCGGGCGAGCCTCTTGAATGGATAGCGCGGCACCGGGACCATGTGGGCGAGGACTGCCTCATCTGGCCCTACGCAGCATCGTCGTTCGGCTACGGGATCGTCATGTATGGCGGCTCGGCCCAGCACGCGTCACGGGTGATGTGCATCGAGGCCCACGGGCAACCGACACCGGAGAAGCCCTTCGCGCTGCATTCCTGCGGGCGTGGAGCCAGAGGCTGCGTTCACCCCGGACATCTCCGCTGGGGCGATCAAGAGGCAAACATGATGGACAGCGTGTTGGAGGGGACGCGGTCGCGTGGAGAAGAACAGCACGCCTCGAAACTGACTGAGGATGCGGTTCGGGAAATCAGGTCATCCAAAGCCCGGCAGATCGATCTGGCCGCCAAGTTTGGCGTGGTGCCGGATACGATCCGCCGGGTCAGGAAGCGGCAGGCTTGGGCTTGGCTCGAATGAGCCGCCCGGTCAGTTCACGATGGTGGACGCAAACACTCCGGACTTCCCATTATAGTCCCCACGGATTTCGAGGCCCATGGCTCCCATATTCAAAAACTGATAGTTATCAGTAGGATTGAGCCGGGTCATCGCCGTGGTGTTCACGGCCATGCCGACGATCGGGCGGATGTAACGAGCGTTCGGCACGAAGCCGAAGAACTGGTTACCCGTCAGGCGCCACGTAACCTCGATCTTGTTGATGCGACGGTTGCGAGCGACGAACTCGCGGATGGTGCCTTGCTTGAAGCCCTGGGCGTTCGAATAGGAACGGTCCCAGGCGCGGGCGATGTCGGGGCTGATGTAGAGGTTGACGGACTCGGTGATCAGGTTGGCGTCCAGCATCGCGCCGAAGGGCCCGACGAAGAACGCTTCCAGCTGATCCGGGGTCGCCGTGGTCAGGTCGATGTTCGCCCCGCCCGCGCCGATGTTGATCAGTTTGGTGAGCGGCGACGTGCGAATGCCGTAGCCGGTGTAGCCCTGGAACTTGATCGTCGTATCGCCGTCGAGCGCATAGCTGGCCATGTCGCGGTTCAGCTTATCGACCGAACCTTCCTGATCGTCAGCCAGAGCGTCGAAGTTCTCGGACTGCAGGGTGTTCCACTCCCGCCATTCGCGGCCGTAGCCGTCGGCGAAGATCGGAACGACGGTGCCGGCGTAGTTGTAAACCGTCTTGTCCATGGCGACCGGCACCTGGCCCGACAGCGAACGGAACACCGGGTTGGCGGTGTCCGAGGCGGTCCGGGTCATGTGGACCAGCTTGCCAATGTTCACCGGCTTGGCCAGCGGCATCAGGTCGGCCATGAAGACGCTGCCGCCATCGTCGCGCATGACGCGGGTGGTGATGGTGTCCAGCTCTAGCCAGGCGTCGCGCGGCAGGACGGCCGAGGCGTTGGTGACGCCCGACATCTCGCCGTAGAGGGCGGCGTGCTGGTCTTCGACCCGGTGGAAGTGTTCGCGCGCCACGCTCAGCTCGCCCCACCATTGCTGGTGCGGGCGGGAGTTGGCGACGAGCTGTTCGTCGAAATAGCGCATGTTCGCCCTCCTTAGGCGGCGACCACGTTCCGGCCGGCTTTGCGCGCACGCACAAGCTGGTCAGAACCGGTGTTGTTGTTGAAGGCCTCTTCGGCGACGAAGGCGACGTTCTGGCCCGTGGTGGCGAGGACGAACTTGCCGGCCGCGCTGGTGGTCAGTTCGGCACCGCGAGCGACGTTGGTGCCCGTCGGGACGCGGATATTGAAGAACTGCTCATCTAGCGCTTCCATGCCGATGACGGTGTCACCGGCGGGCCAGGCGTCGTCGGTGCCCTTCAGCGCCAGGTAGTTGTCCTGAGCGATGTAGAGCTTGTCGCCGCTGTTGGCGCCCGCGATGGCGAAGGCCGAACCGGACTCCACCAGAGCGCTGCCCGGCAGGACCGCAGCAGCGCAGATGCGCTCCTGGACCTGGGGCGTGACCTCGGTGACGGGACCAGCATAGATCTTGTTGAAGCGGGGCATGTGCTTAGGCCTCCGTCTTCTGAGCGGCCGGGGCCTTGAAGGCGGGCTTGCCGCCATTGGCGCTCGGCAGCTTGAAGCCGCTGTTGGCGATCGGCGCAGCCTTGCCAGGCTCGGCCTTGGGGGCCAGCTTGCGAAGGGCGTTGAGCGTCAGCTCCTTCGCCGTGTCTTCGTCCAGCAGGTTGGCCTTGACCACCTTGCCCACCAGATCGGCGTGCTCGGCGTCGTCCTTGGCCTTCTGGTCGGCTGCGTTCGCCGTCAGTTGATCGGTGACGGGCTTCAGCGCGTTGGCGACGGCCTCGGCAACCGAAGTGCCGATGCTGGCGCCAATGTTCGCAACGCTTTCCGAGAGGGTCTTCACCTCGCCGGACAGCGCATCGAACTGTTCTTTCGAGACAGTCATGTCAGCGTCCTTGTTTTGCTGCTCAGAGGGGACCCGCTCGGAGCCTTTGAGGGCTTCGATAAGGGCGGTTTTGACGCGCTCCAGCCACGACGCACGTTCGCGCCGGTCCAGAGCTTGGGCGAGATGATCCAGCGCCCAATCGACACCACGCTCAGCATCCTCGGTGAGGGTGCTGTTGATGACGTCGATCTCTTTGCCCGCCGAGTTGACCATCATGCCGACGCCCTGGTCGGGAGTGGCGGCGCCGTCTTCGTCCAGAAGGATGGCGTCGTGGTCGAACTCGATGTCGCGAGCGGTGAACTTGTAGGGAACGTCGCCATTGGCGGCGTCCATGATGGCCAGCAGGCCCGTCGAGGTGTGGACCGGATCGCCGGCATCGATGGCCGCCAGCACGCGCTTGCCGCCCTCGGACTGGTTGGCGCGCTCGACATCGATCACCTTGTCCAGCAGGACGCGGCCGCCCTCTTGGCGCACGTTCTCGTTCCAGGCGCCGATCCAGCCCTGGTTCAGGCCTTCGGGATCGCGGGCCGACAGGAACTTGCCGTTGACCGACGGGTGACCCAGCGGCGCAGGTGTCCGCTCCAGGGTCTTGAACGACTTGGCGATCTCGGCAGCCGGATAGAGGATGTCGTTCATGACGACGTCGTCCGGCAGGGTCGCCGAGGGCACGATAATCACGTCGCGACCGTTGCGCTTCTCACGCTTGATCGCCGCCGAGTTGGCCAAGGTGCGGATGTTGACGCGGACCTGATCACCGGCCGTCAGGCCTTTGTTGACCAGGAAGGCGCGCGTCGGCGCTGCGGGCTGATGCACGCGGGCCTCCTTCGATTGTGGGCGGGTCAGGCGGCCGGAGCCGGCTCGTCTTCGGTCTCGGGCAGGTCCAGGGCGTCCTGCTCTTCGTCAGGGTCGGGCTGCTCGTCCCGATACTTCTCGGCGTCCTTCAGAGGCTCGCGCCCGGTCACGCCGCGCATTTCCTCGGTCGTGAAGACGAACTCGCCCGTGTCCTTCATCTTCTGGTTCACGTCGGCCATCTTGTCGGCGAGCGCGACCTTGGCTTCCTGCGAGGTCTCGGTCAGGTCAGACCAGTCGAGGTTCCAGTCCTTGTCGGCGAGGATGCCGAAGCGGACCAGACGGCGGACGATGTCCATGATGTTCGGGATGACGATGCCGGTGCGGCGTGCCATCACGGTCTTGTTCCACTCGGCAGCGTCTTCGGTGCTGGCCCGCTCGCCGGACTGCGATCCGACCAGGATCTTCAGCGGCATCGAGATCGAGGCGGCGTAGGACTGAAGCGGCGCGGCCCAGAAATGCTCCGGCGAGGGCAGGGAGACCTGCATGGGCGTGGCGGTGATGCCCTGCATCAACAGCGAGGCGTCGAAGCCCGCGTTGAAGTCCTTCACTTGCTCTTCCATCTTGTCGACGACTTCGGACACCTCGACGTTCATGGCCTGGGCCATGCTCGTGATGTTGGCGTCCTTGTCGATCTGAAGGCTGAGGCCGGACTTGGCGTTCTTCCAGAAACCCTCGCCGCCGGCGCCGCTGATCTTTTCCAACGTCAGCAGGTCGTTGTAGCCTGGCGCCAGGAACGACCGCCCGTTGACCGATCCATCCTTCGACCAGATCACGACCCGGTCGGGGTGAACGTTGAACTGCCGGGGCTGAGAGGTGGAGCGATCAACGGCCGCCTCTTGGAAGGCGAACATCTTGGGCTTGCCGTAGGTTTTGGCGTCTTTCTGGTCGGTGTGCCACTCGCTGATGGTCAGCTGGCCTTCCCATGCCGGGATGATCTCGACCAAGCCCTCAAGGCCGCCACTGACGCGCGTTACGGGCTGATCGAACGCCCTGTCGTCCGCCAGCTGAAGGATGACGCCGGCATAGGCTCCGACAAGGCCGCGCCGATCCGCCTCGGCGAGTTGTTGCCAGACGCGCAGCTCGGCGAAGCGCTTGCGGATTTCGCCTTCGAGCTTGGTCTCTGGGGTGTCGTCGCCGTTGTCGCGGGCGAACTCCTGAAGCCAGGGCGCATCCTGCCAGGTCTTGGCCACAGTCTTGTCTACCCCGGCGCTGCCGAGGCCGGTGCGGGTGTAGGCGTGATAGGCCAGTTCGAACGTGACCTCAGCCGGATAGCCGAAGTCCTTGTAATGGTCGTGCTTCGCCGTTCCGAAGAAGCCGGGGAACATGCCCTGCAAGGTGCGGGTCGCCCGGTTTAACAGCATCTGACGCGCGCTCATCCGCGGTGCCGGCTCTTCAGGAACATGGCGACGGTCGATTGCGGTTCGACCTTCAGGTTGGTCACAGCCCAGACCAGGGCGTCCATGCGGTTCGGCGAGAGGTCGCCTTGATAGCCGGCCGGGGTGGTCATCAGCATCTCGGCCTCCATCAGCGGGAACTGCTCGCGGTGCCTGATCCGCTTCTGGTCGTAGAGGGCGGCGACGGGTTCGGCGCGGACCTGCTTGCCCCGGCTTGCGGACACCATGACGACGCGGGCCTTAACGCCGCCAGCGCGGAGCGTGCTCTCGACCATGTCGCCGCCAAAGTTTTTCTCGGCGACCACACAGTCCGCCTTCCAGCGATCGACGCATTTGGCGACGGCTGTGGCCCAGGCCATCGGCGAGGTAGCAGGGCAGGTGGCGTCCTCAAGGATGATGGCGCCGTCGCCGTATTCGGCCGCGACCACAATGCCGACGTCATCGCCCCCGCCCGAGGGGTCAACGCCAACGACGACGCGGCCCCAGTCACCCTCAGATGCGTTGCGGCCCTCGCGCCACGCCTCGTCCAGCGCCCCTCGGTTCCAGATCGCGCCTTGGACCGACGGCATGTACGCGCCGAGCCATATCCAGGCGGCGCGCAGCTTGTCCTTCAGAAAGTCCAACTCCATCAGCTCACGCAGAGCGTCAGGGAAGAACGGGTTCTGGTCGAAGTTGATCTTTCGGACGATGGCGCGCTTCGGCTTCACCGGGCCCCGGAAGAAGACGTCGATAGGGTCGGTCGCCAGGCGCGGGTTCCAGATCGCCCACAGCTCGGAAATGATCGTACGGAGTACCGTGGGGATTAGCACGTCCAGCGACGCCTGCTTCACTTCCTGCGCTTCCTCCAGGATCGTGAGGCCGGCACCCTCCAGCGACTTGATGCCCTCGGGCTTGCCGCCCTTCCACAAGCCGATGAACATGATCTTCTGACCGCCGAGGCCGACGAACGTGCCGTCCACCTCGCGGAAGTAGGTGCCGAGCAGGCCGAAGTGCTGAAGCCGGGTGCGGACCAGCTCCAGGGACGATTCCTTCAGGTTCGCCATCACCTCCCGAAGGAAGACGACGCGAAGCCGAACGGTAGTGACCGTGTGGAATATCGCGGCATCCACGACCGACCAGGACTTTGCCGAGCCGCGTCCGCCGTGAGCAGCGCGGAAGCGATATGAGCCGAGGGGCTTCGCGGTTAGGAACCGGAAAGCCGGGATCGGTTCGTAGATCACTCGGCCGTCTCGTAGTCCTCCGGGCTAGCGGGCACCGGAGCATCGGCATCAGGCCGGGTGACGTAGGAGACGGTCAGGACCGCCGAGTTGGTGTTGTCGGCTTTGTCGATCACGAGGCCGTTCAGTTTCGCCGCATCCATCAGACTGGCGCGGGCGACCTGGAGCATCGGCGCTTCGTTCTTGCCTTCGGCCTTCGTAGCGATGGCCAGCAGCCGCTCCGTGATCGTCGCGACTGTGATGACGGCCTTGTCGGCGGCGCGTTCCTGCAGTTCCGAGACCCTGGCTTGCACCTTGTCATTTCTTGTCAGGCGGGAGGCGTTGGGTTCGCTAGGCTTATAGCCTGCGTCCGCATAGGCCTCGGCCTGGCCCATCCCCTTGGCGAGGGCCAAAGCGAACCGTTCATGCTTGGGGTTGGAGAGAGCGGGCATATAGCGCAACCCTTGCAGATCATCGAAGGAGATTCGCCGTGGACATCGCATCGGGACTGACGGCCGCGACGGCTGCCCTCACAACCGTCAAGCACCTGGCGGAACTCGATAAGGCGCTGAGCCAAGCAGAGCTGAAGCTCAAGCTCGCTGACCTGAAGTCAGACCTAGCTGACGTCCGGATGGCGCTTACCGACGCCAAGGAGACGATTGCGGATCTGGAGGGGAAGGTGCGCATCCTCAACGACTGGGAAGATGAGAAACGTCTCTATAGCCTGGCTGACGCCGGGAACGGCGTTGTGGTGTACCGCTTCGATAGTGCCGATCAGGAGATACCGAGCCACGACTTGTGCCCGACATGCTGGGCGGCTGGCCGAAAGTCTATACTCCAGCCCGAAGAGCGCAATCCTGGGCGAAACCAGCATCTTGTTTGCCACTCGTGCAAGCTGGACGTGATCACTGAGGGGGCAAGAACTCCACTGCACGGGCGCCGCTGATCCAGCCATTCCCGTAGGTCCGAAAATGGTCAGCGGGCACGAAAAAGCCCCGGCCGTTGCGGGTCGGGGCTGATCGGGCGCGTCTTGCGCTCTTGGCGTGTGTCCGGGATTAGTGGCCCCGCGTCAAGTGCAAGGATACGCTTCCATTGCGGCCGCTATTACGAGACCCGCTGCTGACGAATGCCGCTGAGCAGGATGGTCTTCCAGGAACTTGATGGCGATCTCTACGAGCTGAGAGGGCTCAACACCCTTCGGCATGCAGGTTGTGGGCCTATAAGAACTTGTTTCCGCACGGATCGTCTCGTGGATCGCATGGGCGTCGAGGGTGGCCATGACATACCCCATGCACAGCGAAGTCTTCTGAAGTTGGGGATCATCGCCAGGAGCGGGATCGCAAAGCCGCAACAGGGAGTTCCCGCTCAAGAACGTGGTGACCTCGATTGGACTGCTCGTCTGTGCGGCCAATGCCAGCGCTATGAGGATCGCGATCATTTCTCACTCCAGCCCATAGGCGATTGCGCATGCGTCTAGCGCAAACTCCAGATCATCACGGATTCGCGCTCGGGTTCTAGAGCCGGCCGCCATTTCCCGGATGTTCTCACCCTTCCCCGCAATCTCGACCAGCGCATGGATCGCCCGCATGGCTGGGTGATTTGCCGGCAGCCGTGGCAGGGCCCGCCGCTCGGTCTCTGTTGGCGCATCGACGCCGCAGATCATGAGATGGATGCCGAACACCCGTTCCTCAATCTCCCGGCGCTTGTGGTCCCAGCCGTCGCCGCCTCTGACGACGTTTAGCTTCTCCGGGTCCAGCTGGGGCGGGGTCAGCATCTTCTCCGGGTCGATCCGCTCATAGTCGGCGCGGTAGAGCAGGCCGGCGGCGTGCTGGGTCCGGCTGATGGAGTTGGCGGTCAGCAGCGTTTCGAGGCCATCGCGGGCGATACGCGGCGCACCGACGGCGCCCTCGACATTGGACTTGTCGATGACGATGCCGCGGAGGGCTTCGAGGCCTCGGCGCTCTTCCAGGGCGTCACCGACGTTATCCGCCAGCACCTTGGCGCCCAGCTCGGCGTCCAGCAGTTCCAGGGCACGGTGACCGGCGCGGCGCGTCTCCAGGCTCTCGCTCGCCAGATCGTCTTGGGCCTTTGCGAACCGATAGGCCTGGCCCTGCGTCAGCTTGACGCCTCGGATCGTCACCGGCGCCGCGTTGTCGTTCACCGCTGCGGGGTGGTTGTCGTTGGCCCCGATCATCCGGGGCGGGGATGGCTTGGCGTAGCGGCCCTTGCGGATGCGGGCCTTTTGTCTCGAGTGCTTGCTCATGCGGCGATGCCTTTTGGTTGGGGCGTGTTCTGATTTGCGTGGAAGGGAATGACCGGCACGCCGCGGTCGGTTCGCCAATCGAAAGTCCGGGACGAGGCGAGCGCATCCCAACGGTTCGCTGCCTGCTGCACCTTCCAAAGGTAATGCTCGCTAACCGCCTCGCCGGGTTCGGACGCCGGGAGATCGAACAGGGCTTCGCGTGTCGGCTTCATCAGACCGGCCTTCACCCGTCGCGGCGGCTTGGTCGTTCCTGCATTTTTCAGCAGGTGATGATTCCGCGCGATCGTGGTGCTGTCCCAGGACGACGCGGGCCAAGGAAACTCCGGCTTCATGAGCTGAAGTGCACGGAACAGGTGTATGTCGGGGATGTAGCCGAAGAAGTTCCAGATCGCGTCGAACAGTTCGTCCATCCGAGCGCAGAAGGCTGCCGACGGAATGACGCGGTATTCACCGGTCGCTCCGACGCAGAGCACGCCATAGCGGTCAAGCAAGCGCAGGGCGCGGTCGATCGGTTCGTCAAGGTGATAGACTGGACGACCGAAGGCGGCGAGGTCCGAGGGCCACTCGCGGAGCATAGCGTCCAGCTCTTGCGTGCCCGTGCCGATGGGGTCGGGGATGACCACCCATTGGCACCTTCCGCTTCCTTCAAGACACCAGCGTCGGCACCACTGCACGTACGCCTGATAGCGCTCGCGGGTGTAGACCATCTCCACCCCAGCCTTGAGGCTAGCCTGCCACAGCGAGAAGATACCGTTGTCTCCTCGCCAAGAGCGCGAGTTGGCATCGATCCACTCGACGTCGTCAGGACGGAAGTGAGAGACGAAATAATCCCGCTCGCCAAGCGCTTCTAGGACCACCCTGGGTGTGATCGGCGTCCCATGACAGGCGATCCCCTTTCGATTTCCCAACGTCACCGGACGAACCTCGCGCCGCACGGCTGACGACCTCCGCGCCAGACCTCGACCTGAGTGACATCAGGCATGGCGTCACCGATGGCGACGGCAACCCCGTAGTTCGTGGGTGTGACCTTGTCGTCCAGCAGTGTGTGATCCCACGCCTCAATCGTGGCGCTGAGCTTCGCCAGCATCCATCGCGCGTCCACTTGGGGCAATGCCGGCCAGAAGATCCTAACGTGCCACGTATGCCCATGAATCTGATCGCCGAAGGGGCCGTGATGGGCCGCCTCGAACGATGCCTCGGTCCATTCGACAGAAGTCATGCCGCTTCTCCTCCGGCGAACAGGTCAGGCTTGGGGGTGTCGTTTGCCGCAGCCGGGCTGAACCCGAACTCGGCGAGGATGGCTTGAGGGACGCGGCATCCGGGCGCGCCAGGGGCCGGGCCAGCGTCGTCCTTGGGCCAGTAGCGGTTCTGGCGGTACTCACGGATCCAGCGGCGCCAGCGCTCGTCGGCGGGCTGGGCCTGGGCGTGGCGCTGGGCCAGCGAGGCGACGGCGGTCTTTGGTGCCCGCTCGATGGCCCCTGAGATCCAGTTTCGCCACGCAGCCCTCCAGTCGGCACAGCGCCGGTCGTTCTGGGCGGCGTGATTGCGGAACCGCTCGGCCTGGGCTGTCACGTCCAGGTTCGCTCCGGCTGCTCGGGCCTTCGCTTGCTGCTCGGCGATGGCGTCCGCTGTCGGAAATCCATCGGGAATCGGCTTGGACGGCTTCCGCCGCGAACGGCCCTCGGGGGGTAGGGGGGTATTATATTCGCGGGAGGGTGTGGGTGGT